ATAAAAGGTTTAAAATAATATAAAAAATAATAGTTTCTTAGGATAACTAAGAATTATTTATTAATTTTGCGGTGTGAAAATAGCGTAACGCTAATCACGATACAAAGGTATTAATAATATATTAATTTATATATAAAATGAAAGTTAAAAAATGGTAATATTAAGTCAAGTAGACAAAGAACGAGCAGTTTGCGAGAAAGTCGCATACTACACAGAGCACGGATTTAAAAAATCGGAAGCCGTGCGGAAGGTAATGGTCGATTTTGCGTATACAACAGAAGCTGCGATTTATGGCATATTGCGGCGGAATAAAAAAAGAAACAATGGTTAATAATGCCCCTGATGTTACACCTAAAGGTCGCTATACGGTTAAAGAAACGGCATCTAAACTCGGTGTAAGTATAACAACCGTGTATCGCTATATGGAAAATAAGGTTATATCATGTATGATTCGCTCGAACGGACAACGTGTTATTCTCGGTTCTGAGATAATGCGCTTTTGGGGTGGTGAATACATTTAAAATAGTTAGCAATGGAAAAGGAGATACAACAAGCAATAGAATTGCTACAACGACATGGTTATGAGGTAATTATGCCTCAATCAGTAACCGAAATAAGCGAAGAGTTTGAGTATTGGTGGCAACTTTACAATAAAAAACGTGGCAAAGATAAATGTGCAAAACGTTGGGCACGTCTATCCAAAAAAGACAGACAAGCTTGCATTGCCGCTACACCTGCTTATGTGCAATCGGTATCAGATAAACAATACCAAAAAGATCCTTTTACATATCTTAATGGTCATTGTTGGCAAGATGAAATAATAGATCCTTATGGAGAACGAAAACAAGCAATTGCATTTGCAACAAAAACAGCAGACATCCTTAGCGCAGAATGATTTGTTAATGCGAATGCTCGAAAGATATCCACTAATAAGTCAACGGAAAGAAGCCGTACCTTCTTTGAAGGATGCAATAATGGCTGAAAACTTATCATTAAGTGCGATTGACGCAAAGAGCAAAAGCGAAATTACAAATTTATGGCTAAGAACACAGCTTGTTGACGTGTTAAGGTTCTGCGGCGCATATGACGTAGCAAGCAAAATGCAAGTAGTTATAATAGCGAGGCAGATAAGAAGTAAATATTTTTATTTTACACCTACCGAACTTACATTCTTTTTTGAGTCTTTTATCGGAGGTTCTTATGGAGTGCTTTATATCGGTAAATCTTTTAATCCCCAGGTGATAATGCAAGCCATCCGCATTTTTGATGGTGAGGTTATTAACAAGCGAGGAGAAATTGAAGATGAGTATTATAATAAATGTTTGCAAGAAGAACAAAAGCTTATAAAGGAAGGGAAAACAGGTGTAAATGCTTGGTTAAAGTATTGTGAAGAAAATGGAATTGACAATCAACCCTTACCGATGCAACAGTATTTGAAAGAATCGCGAAAGCGCAAGTTTAACGTAAAATGAATAAACAATGAAAATTGAGATTAAATCAATAACGCTTCAAAATTTCAAAAAGGAGCGGTACAAGACTCTTAGTTTTGCTCATAATGTATTAATAAGCGGAGGAAACGAGACGGGCAAAACTACAATTTACGATGCTTATTTATGGTGTCTGTTTGGTGTTACAAGCCGTCCGGACACTATAGTACAAACATTGGATGGTAACAACAACATTATCCACAAGCTCGAAACATCTGTGGTAGTTGTCATAAATTACAATGACGAACGAGATATAAAGATAGAGCGTCGCTTAGCTGAGCGTTGGAAAGGCAAGGACACCGCAGATGAGAAGTTTATGGGTACGACACAATCACGTCTCGTTGATGATGTACCTTATTCTGTTTCACAGTTTAAAGAGAAGCTAAACTCTCTGTGCAATTTTGAGGACTGGTTTATGTTATCAAATATAAGCCTGTTTTGGACATATAAAGTCGATGTGCGCAGAAAAATCCTCATGTCGTTAGCTTGTGATATTAACGAGGAAGAGCTAATGCAAGACTATCCTTTAGTCTACAAAGGAGTGTATACAGAAAAGAAAGAAATTGCTGAAATGCTCACACAGCAAAAAACGACGCGCAAAAAAGCTAATGATGAACTGCAACTTATTCCGACTAAAGTGCAAGCGCAAGATGCATTAAAGGTCGACGAAGATTTCGACAATCTTGAATTGGAAAAAGTGAAAGTCGAAGCACAACTTGCCAACATCGAGGCAAACTTGCAAGGTGTTGTAACCGAAAGCTTGGAAATGCAAGAATACAAAAAACGTATTGCTGAACAGGAAACTAAAAATCAGACCGCTCACAAAGCGTGGACAAAGACACACTTCGCGGAGGTTGATAGTATATTCAAGCAAGTAAGCGAAGCGTCTGAGGCCTTGCGCACCGCTACAGCATCACAGAAAACAAACCTTGATGCAAATATTCAGAATAAGGCTAAACTTGCAACGCTAACCAAAGAGTTTAACGATTTAATGCAACAATGGAAAGATGTTAACGAAAAGGAATTTAGCTACGCCCAAACAGATATTTGTCCCGTTTGTGGTCGTCCTTATACGGACGAAATGAAGGAGCAGGAATATGCTAACGCTGTAAGTGAGTACAATACTAACAAGGCATCTATGCTCATGGAAATACAGAATAAGGCAACTGAAAAGCATGGACAAATAACTGTAATAAAAGGCTGTATTAATACATACGAACAAGTAACAGTCAACACTAATAAGAAAGATGTTGCTGCTAAACAAGAAGCATACAATGCTTTGGTGCGAAAACGCTCAGAAATACAGACACAGACGTGGGAGACATCAGCAGCATATGCCGAGGCTATAAAGGAGATAAACGCAATCAAGGCAACAGAACCAAAACCTGTTGTTGATGGAACCGTGGAAGAGAGCAAACGAAAGAAGAAAGAACTTACTGCCAAACGTGACGAGCTTATAAAACGTTTGTCGGGCCGTGATACAAACAAACGTATCGAAGACGAAAAAGTAAAGCTTGACAAGCGCTCACGAGAGCTTGCACAAATAGTAGCTGATTGCAATGAGCATATTAGGCAAATAAAAGAGTACAAAAAAGCGAAAATCTCGATTGTAGAAAGCAAGGTTAACTCTTATTTCTCACTTATACGCTGGAAGTTTTACGAACAGAACATAACCAACGACGACGAAAAGGATATATGCACTGCTATTGACCGCAATGGTGTTGATTACAACAATACCAACGACGGTACGGTTATCAACATGGGCATAGACATAATCAACGGCATAAGCAAGGCAAAGGACATATATGTACCTCTATTTGTTGACCGCAAGGAGTCAGTGGAAAATGCGCTACCATCAGTGCAACAGGTTATCTACCTACAATGCAAGTATGGAGAACCATTTAAAATGGAAAATGTATAATAACTTGTAAATAAAAACGAAAGGGTTTTATATAAAAAAATTAAAATTATGGGAGAAACAAAAGATTTGGCAGTAATTCAGCCACAAAAAAGTATTAATATCTTCGGTTCTATCGAAGGTTTTGAAATAGGACAGAGAATAGCAAAAGTGTTTGCTTCATCTTCATTTGTTCCAGATGCCTACAAAGGTAATATTGGAAATTGCATGATAGGTCTTAATATGGCTATTCGTATGAATGCCGATCCTTTAATGGTTCTACAAAACCTCGTAGCCGTGAATGGTACGCCGACCTTTGAAGCAAAGTTTGCCATCGCTTGCTTTAATGCAACAGGAAAATATTCTACGCTTAGTTATTCAGAAGTTGGCGAAAAAGGTAAAGACGATTGGGGTATGTATGCATACGCTATCGAATTAAAGACAGGAGAATTAAAAAAAGGTCCTGTCGTAACAATCCAAATGGCAAAGGATGAAGGTTGGTATGGTCGCAATCCCAAATGGAGAAACATCCCAGAATTGATGCTTCGTTATCGTTCTGCTTCATGGCTTATCAGAACCACCGAACCAGGTATCATGATGGGCTTTCAGACAAGAGACGAGGCAGAAGATGTTGATTACGAGGAAATTCCTGTTGTCAATTCAACCGTTGACCAGCTTTCCGCAGAAGAAAAGCTTGCTCAGGCACAGGAGAAAGAGCAAAAAGAAGCCAACACTCAGTCAATGTACATGAATACAAGCGGAAACGCAACGGAAGAAGAGCCAAGCAAAGACACAATCAAGCCCGAGAACAAAAAAACTCAGACAGCAGCAAGCAAACCGCAGCCGATGGGCAAGCAGGAACTGCCCAATATGTTTCAGCAGCCGTAACGCTTCAAATCTTCAATAACTATCAAGGTAGGGGGGTGGGAGTTTTCCTGCTCCCCTATTATTAATAATGTATATAGACAAATGAATATAACAACTTTAGGAAGTGGCAGCTCTGGTAATGGTTATGTAATTCAGAACGACCACGAAGCCCTCATTATAGAATGTGGCATAAACTACAAATATGCCGTTGAAGCATTGCATGGGAATGTCGGCAAGGTAAATGGCTGTCTTGTCACCCATAGCCACGGCGACCATGCTGGGTTTCTTATTCAGTATGCAAAGGCTTTCAATGTCTACGCTACACGAGGAACACTCGAAGAAAAGGGTATTGAGCCTGATACATTCCATTACTGCACAATTCCGATGTTTCGTGAGTTTATGGTCGGCAATTTTGTTGTAAAAGCTTTTGATACGGAGCATGACACCAAAGAGCCGTGTGGTTTTATAATCTATCATAAGGAAATGGGAACGATACTGTTTTTGACGGACACGCACCACGTAAAATACAAGTTCGATTTTCCTTTGGACTACATTTTCATTGAGTGCAACCATACCGACGAACTGGTAGACAACAGCATAAAGAACGGCATTATTCCCCGAAAGGTCGGCATACGCGCCAAGGCTACGCATATGAGCCTTGAGAGGTGCATTGGCTGTTTAAAGGCTTGCAATACAAGTAAGACAAAGGCCGTGGTACTTATTCATATATCGGCAAACAACGGCAACAGTGAGGCTTTTCGCAAGGCAGTGGCACAACAGGTCGGCAAGCCTGTTTATTGCGCCACAAGGGGCTTTAAATTCGATTTTATAAACATTTAAATTAAAATAATATGAACTACAGAAAAAAGACGGACGCAGAGCCATTTACGACTCGTAAATAAGCACATCACAAAGAACGAGGAGGTTAGTTTACATTAACCTCCTCTTTGCTTTTGTTGCGTTACGAATGTGTAACGCGCCTTCTTATTTATCACCTAATACCTTCCAAGCCTTCTCGTCTTTGAATGGCGTGTCGTCGTCATTGAGCCAGTTGACGGCAAGCTCGCTGAACTTTATCAGCATCACGCACCAATCTTCGTTCGGCCACCAGGAGTAAAGTAAGTTGTGGTAATCGGCAATGATATTGTTGAGCACAACTGCAAAGTCGTACAAGTTGTAGCCCTTGATTTGCGCCTTGCATTCCTCGTACAACTCAACGCACTCGCGTTCTGACACGAATGGTGCGTGAATGGTGCATCCGTCAGTTGTGGCGTAATACATACGAGATATACTCTCCTTTGCGCTGCTTGCATCAAAATGATTGCCCATGATAGCCTCGCGGATAGAAGCCTTTAAGGCTGTCTTTTCGTCAATGCTCAAACACTTGTTGAGCACGGTTGCGATTGCTGCAATAGCATTATTCTTTGCCTGTTCGTTCTTGCAAGCATAAACATCATCAAATAAGTTTGTCATAATGCAATAGGTTTAAATTGTTGTATCTTTTTATTTTATGGAATTGAATAATTGTTCGCAAAGCTCGCCCATTATGTAACACGGCTCTTCACTTTGCATTTCGATTCCGTCATGGTCGCAGATGTGCGCAACTACATGCAGGAGTTCATGCCCTATAGTGTTCACCACGTTTCCTTTATTGTTAGATGCGCCAACTGCGACAACACTTTCTCTTGTTCCTACATTGGAGTAGGTTAGTCCTCGATCGTCACTCGTCAATAATAGATGTTTGCTTGCCGTTTCAAGGGCTTGGCCGTTGCAGCCTATATCCTCTAACGCATGGCATATCTCATCAGAATCATTGGCTGTATACCCGATGAAGCACATAACTCTCCATCTGTACTGTTCCAAGTGAATCTCACGCCTTATCATAGCAAATCATCCCAAGGAATAGGCATACCGTTGTGGCAACAGTCAGCATAGAAACGGTTGAATATAAAACCATCCTTCTGATCTACATCGTCAACCGTGTCTTTTATATAATGTGCTAAACTCTCCTCGTCTTTTATCGACTTACCCCAGAAGTCAGCCTTACACATATTAGCAACGTACACATGGTCGTAGCCAACAAGGTTTTCAAGTGTCAATCCATTTGTCTGCATCATCTCCTCCACCTTGTCCTTGCTTATAGGTTCAATAGGTTCTTCCTTGCCGCTTGCCTTGTTGATTTTACGCATATGACTAACAGCCCATTCACACATTTTTTTGTTGAAGTGATAGCCGTTATATCTGAGGTAAGCTATCATTCCTTCTGGCTTCATGTCATATACATCTAAAGGTATTCTACATCTTCCCATAGTATTTTTTGTTAAGACAGGTAAGGAAACAGTATTCCCTACCTGTCGGTTATTACTTAGTAGCGTCTGCCACCTCCATGATATCCGCCACCATAACGCTCTCCGTAACGTCCTTCATCGTCGTAGTCCATGTCACGCTCATAGCGTCTGCGCTCTTCGCGTCCCATATCCCTATAGTCAGACATAGGAGAACGTTCACCCATACGACCTTCGCCTCGTTTCATGCTTTCAAGGCAAGACATTACCTTACCGCCGTATCGCAGCATCTTCTCGGCATTCTCCACAAGCTCGTCAAACTTGTTTTCAGTTATTTCTATCATATACATAATGTACGTTTTAAGTGTTACCGTTCGACTTCTTGTTCAATGCTCTTTGCAGCATAGTCTCTATATTTGACAATGTGCCTTTCATCCCATTCATGTCGGCTTCAAGATTGCCTATTCTCTGTTCTTGAGCCTTTTCCTTTGCTATCTGCGGATTGAGAACACCCATTATCTGCTCACAGTTCTTAACTACTTTCTCGTGGTAGTCCTTACTGTCAAGTACCTCTTTCGAGTTCCTGAGCATTGCTTCAACCTCTGCTATCATAGCATCACGGCTGTCTGCTACTACAAGATTGCCAGAGTTAGCAATCTGCCCATTCGAAGGGAGCTGTTTAAACTCAGCCTCTCCGTCTGGCATTTTAACCTTTACGTCAACCGTAGTTTCCATAGGTTGCGGATTAAACTGCCCCGGCTGATACGAAGGGAATTTGGGCTGTGGGTTGCTTACACTTACCACTTGTCCTATTTTTAGTGTCGGTTCTCCCGACTTGTCAAGCACATAAAATATGCTGTTTTGTCGAAGTCCTTGAAACATAGAAGTCGAATTTTAACATGTTATACAATACCCGTCATAAGTTGAAGGGTGTTAGTGTCTCTCTCGAACCAGAACTGAAACACACCAGTTCCGGCTACATCGGCAACGGTCAGTGCCGCACCATTGAATTTGGTTACTGCCTGTGTCGTGCCGTTGGTCTCAAAGAGGATAGGCAGCGTAGTTGTCGTACCAGTCGGTATCGCCTGTTGCAGATTAACGAATATCGTTCCTCTGTAGTTAGCATTTACGAAGGCGTGGTTCTTGAAAGTAAATACCACATTTTCAGCGTTAACCTTTACGCCGGTAGAGCCTATCGCTGCTGACCCTCTTCTGTTGACCCATGAAAAAGGATAGCCCCAAATCATAGTCTCGCCCTCCTATTGTGCTTTAGTTCCAAAAACCTGCACCGTTTACAGCGTTAAAGCCGTACAAGCCCATCTGAGCTGCTACACAGTTAGGAACAGCTGTAAATGGGCTGTAAGCTACAGTCGCAGTTTCGGGTAATTTGCACTTGATACCAGCTACCTCGGTCTGCAATCCTGCCAATACCGCATTGATAGGCGCTATTGCTTGACCTACAATCTGCGAAGTCATAGCAGAAGACTTGAATGTGCTGTTCTCCTCGCGCAGAGCGTCAATCTTGTTCTGCATCTCACGCATCTCAGCTTGCTTCTGACCGTTTACGATGGTCTGAGTGCTGTCCTTGATAGCGTTGTGCAAATCGCAAGTCTGACGCTGCGTCTCGTATGCCACATTAGAGAAGCCACGCTCCTGACCGACAGCCACATTGTTGATAGCGTTTGTCAAAGCACCTGTCTGCTGACACATCGCTAACTTTACATTACCGTCCATAGCTGTGATGGCGTTGTTTGTCTTGCAGCAACACTCAGCCAGCTGTGTGGCAATGGCATTGTTGCCCTGCATCAGAGCCGTGATAATCTGGTTGGTGTTCATACCCATCTGACTGCCGATGTTGCATACTTGCTGTCCCAAGCTGTTAATAGCAGCCATAACAGCGTCGCTCGAAGTGTTGAGGGCTGTAGCCAAGCTCTGAACATCATAACCATTGCGCTGAACAGCTTGCATGATTACAGCTGTATTGGCGTCGTTGTTAATCATAGGAACTACTCCGCCCTGTCCGTTCGGCATCATACCGCCTCCAAAACCACCTCCAAAGAAGTTGCCTCTACCCATGATGATAAAGAGAAGCAGGATAGCGAACAAATTATCTCCCCAACCGTTGCCGTTGCTCTTACCATTGCAGAGGGCAAACAAACTTGGGTCTATACCCTGCTTTTGCATGAGTGCCGGAAGCATAGCCAGAATGCTATTGAGACCACCACCAGTGCCAGTACCATTCTCGCCGAACACATAAGTTTTACTCTCCATAATAACTGTATTTTTCTGTTTTACTTAATAGGTTTACTAACTCTTTTTGTAACGTTACATAGGCAAAGGTACAGAGTTGTTAAGTAATTCTTAATAACTCTATCACAGTTTTTATTCTTAGCTTATTATCAATGAGTTAGCTTGATAGGAGGTAAAGTCATTTTTAGCATATACAAAAAATGCTCACCTTGTATATAAGATGAGCATTACTTAAAAAAATTAGAAGTTAATCCATTCTTCTAAATTTCTTTCATTTTCCCCAAAATCTTCTACACGTGCATAGATTGCATCAATGTTAGCCCCATGCAAAGACTTGATTTTCTCCAAAAACTTAGCCATGTCTACTCCCCATTTCTTGTCTAAGTATTCGTATTTAGCTGAATCCTCACAATGGGCAATAAGAGCTTGTACATTACATCTAAAAGTGTCAGTTATCATTGTGCCATTCAAGCTGTCTACCAGAAAGCCCCATTCTGCTGAGGTAAATATACCTCGTATTTCTCCTGTGGACACTGTACGAATACGTTTTAATGTCTGACAGCTTTCAATAATAGCTTGATTAATTGATTTCCCGTTTTCCGTAAGCCATTCCGCAATGTCTTCGGGAAGACGGATTGTTGCGTTTTTTGTTGTCATCTTTCTGCCCGTCATGCCGTTAGCTCAGCTTTTAGTTTATAAGTTTTTAGTCTTTTCAAGTGCATCCTTAACGACTTGCACTTGTTTTTCTTCTATTTCGTCTAACAGTTTGAACAATTGAGGAGCAGCATTGAGAAAACGAAGGGCTTCTTTGTTGCTCGCTCCGCGAACATGTGCTGTAAAATCTTGTGCGTAATAGTAGTCTTTGTTGATATCTTCAAGTGAATGAAGGCATGTGCATCCGTAACGTTTATCCTCGTTATCTGACACGTCAATACCTAAATAGTAATAACAACCACAACTGTTAGAACGAACAGAATCGCAACGCACTGCTACATAGTCGGCATTGCATCCGTTCGTGCCTTTAACCGCGACACCTACTTCCTCGTCCTCCATGTCCAATTCCATAAGCTTCATGCGCATTTTGTAAGCGATTTCCTGAGTACGCTCTTTGAGCTGTACCGTCATTCGCTGATAATCATTGCGATTCAAAATTTCATCAATAGTCTTCATATTTGCTAAATTTAAAAGATTATATATGCTTTATTTTTATAATGCAAAATTACTTATTTTATTTAATACGTGCAAATATTCTGCACATATTTATATTTGCATTAACATTTTTATACAAAAAACCCGATATAGTCCGTAAGAACTCTACCGGGCAAAGTATATAAACTTTTGAATTTAGCTATACAAAGGTATTGCTTTTATTTCATATGTCAACCTTTCTTTTTATTTTTCTTTCTTATAAACCACAGAATGTCCCACTTCTTCCAGTATCGTGTGTGTCCGCGCTTCTTACATTCTCCGTTCGGTATGTCCCCACGCTTGACCATTCTGTTGAGTGTTGCGTCACTGACATTAAGCCTGTCCTTTACTTCCTCTGCGCTCATCATCGGGTTAAGCATATTCGGAAGTATGTCCTGACAGAGCGTTTCGATGTCTTCATCGCTCATACCGCAGGCTGTTACTTTCTCGCCGTTGCGCTGTTGCTCGTCAGCTTTGAAGCAGGAATTAGCAAGCGACTGCAACAGCGTGCCAAGCATTTTATAGCCAAATATCTTTCTCATAGCTGTATTGTTTAGCTGAACATTCTCTTGCCGAGCCTCGACTTGCTACAAAACCACTCAACCGCTCCGTATATATACAGCAATAGAGTAAAGGCCATAATAGCAAAATGCGCCATAACCATATCGTTTGTTGTGTACCAACTCCAATAAACGATGTGTATTGAGTTGACTGCAAAGAAGTAGAAGAACGGTATGCGATACTTCCAGCAAAGCCAGAAGAAACGCGATGCAAGGATAAGAACCATCGGCAGCACATACACCATGATGTAAATGAACGTGTAGCACGCCCAATTCGCTCTATGCACCACAAACATTTCTTTGGGATTACGGCTAAAGTCGAATATTCCGTACATGTGCGTTAGCATTATGAAGAACGGAATCCACTTGCAGAACCACCGAAAGAATCGAAGTATTCTGCGTGAATACTGATTACCGGATTCTGCCAACAAAGACATAATCTCCGCAATGTCCTTACCTTTTACAAGAGCAAGGAAACGTTTCTTATCTTCCTCGTTCATAATAAATAAATTGAGTTTAACGTAATAATATTTTCAGCTTCTTTAGTTTAGTGCTGCAAGTTAGTAATTATTTTTGAGAGCAAGACATTGATTTATGATTATTTATGTTTTATTAAAGCCTTGCCTATCCTCTACGGACGGGCAAGGCTCACCTGAAACAAATCTATTAACCTTAAATTAAAAAACTAATAACTAAAGCCATCAATCATATTTATCAATCCTAACAATTTCCTTTTCTTATTCCTTCTTCCCGCTGCTCTTCAGTCTTCCTCTCGCATATCTGAGAGTCAGCAGAATCAAAGCACCTGTTATTATGACAGCGATGCAAGACGCGATGGGCTTCTCGATGTTCCTTTCCCACCAGCTCAGCTTTCTCACCGTCGGCACAGGCACGTCGTTGCGACTTCTGCCTATGCTCGCCAGCGAGTCCACTTTCGCCTTGTACGCCTCTAAGCTGTCCTTCATTAGCGTGTTCAGCGAGTTCTCCACGTACCTGTCCCTCCAGTGCCAAGCCTCCGTCTTCTTTACGTTTCCGTCTTCGTCCACGGTCGTAGCCGTCGAGTCCCTGTTCACGATCTTGTCCGTCTTCGCCCTCTCCACGTATCTCAGCACTATGCGGTCCCAGTACACAGTGTCCTTCACCACCTTCGTCACCCTCACGCTGTCCGTTCTTGTCAGCACCGCGGGCTTCTTCGCGCCGCAGCCGGCCAGCATACTGACCATCAGGCAGAGCAGCATCCCCCACAGTGCTCCTACAAATTTACAATACAATTCGTCCATCATAACCGTTTCTCCTTAAAAACTTCATCCTTTCTCACTCTTTTTTCATCGCTTCCTCCACAGCCTCGCCGATGTCCTCGTCTTTCTTCTTCATCAGCGCTATAAGGAAGCGCTTTATCGAGAATCTGTTCTTCACACCGTGAAGCGCACACACATGCCCGACAATCGAGTCCACCTCCCATACACACCCAAAGCCAAGTCCTACCGCCGCCGTCACCACATGATTCGTCCATCCCAACGGCTCGAAGATAGCCAGACCGAGCACCGAACCTAATATAAGGTAGGTGATATAATCCACCGCCTTGTTACACGTTCTTCTGCCCGCTCTCGAAAAGCGGAAATGCTCATGTTTATGCAGACTCTCGCTCACGCCGAACCAGAAGTCCGCCACTATCAGCACCACTATCAGCACCAACATCCATCTCAGATCGAAGAGCGCAGACAGCGCCTCCCCTCCCATTGTCCCCAAAACGACGGCCTTACCCGTCCCCGTAGTCAAGTTATTAACCATCCAATCAATCTTTTTTACATTGACAAAAATCCCAAACAAAAGAATAATCCTTCCTAAAAACCAAGCAGCCCCTCAGATAGGCCCAGAAAGGTTTAGCAGCCCAGCCTCCAAGCCTCCCTGCATGCTCAGCAGCTCAGTCCAGCCTCCTTCTCGCCTTTCTCACCGTCCCGAACATCTTCACCATCGTCTCCACGTAGTTCGGAGCCGTCGCATACTTCTTCCGCCCCTCCTGTATCTTCTTCACGTAGTTCTCAGGACTCATCCTGTACGCCCAAGCCTCAGGCCACGATTTCTTCAGCACAGCGGCATGGTCTCTCAGAGCCTCGCCCAGAGTGGCATAGTTTCGGAACAGTCGCTTGCAAGTATACTTGTAAAGCCCCTTGCCAGCCACATGTTTTATTTTCACCACCTTCTCCGGAGCCGTAAACCTCACCGTCTTCGTTTTGAAGTACTCATGCGTAGTGACAAGCAGGCATTTCTCCACAGGCCATCCACCTCTCGTTATACCAAATACATTATACTTGCCGATGGTGCTCTTGCCCCATCCGCTCTCCAGTGCCGCCTGAGCAATGATAAACACGGGCGAAATGTCCGCATTATAAGCCGCAGGAGCCATCCATTTACAAAATTCCTTAGGTTTCATCTTCTTATTTATTATTTGTCAGTTATTGTTTCTTATTTGCGCCCATTATGCAGCGGCACAGATAGGCTTAGAAAGGCTCAGTGAGACTCATCGTTCATTGCCAAATCCCTTTTTAAGAGTTCATTATTCCTGCCGTCTTCAATGCTTTTATAATAGCGTTTACTTTGTTTATTACGGTTGTTAATGATGCTGAGGAAGACAATTCTGCCTGCGCCGGCATTTTACCTGTCGGTATATTGTCAAGATTATACTCCTCTTCTTTTGTTCCTGTCAATGTAAAATACCAGCTTGGAGTCCCTTGGGCTGTTCCGCCGGAAGCGAAGCACACCTTTGCCAAAGAATTCGACAATGACAGCACGCCCTTGATGTCGCCTACACCGAAAGCAAGACCGCTTGCGTATTTAGGAGCGTACCATGCAGGAGCTTTTTCTGCCCCCTTTACCACCCTCAGCCATGTGCCCGTGCTATAGTCCGAACCGATAACTTCCCAACCTCCCGTTGTGACATCCTTCAATGTGACGCTTACGTTACCGAGCGATGTGATGTTATGGCTGTGTGCTGACAATGCATACGAACCCAAGTCGACTGTTGTGGAGGAGCTTATTCTCTTCGTCAGTCCGTTTATCTTCACGCTATGCGTATGGGTTACGGAAGCCTTGCCGTTGAGAGCCGTATTGACTACCTTGTTCTGTACCGGGTTGGTGGATGTACTGCTGAGAGCCGAGTCAATGGTTATAGTGCTGCTCTTCAGCTTGGACACAAGGTGGGAGAGTCCTTTTTCGTCAAGATATGCCATAGTAGTAGTATGTTGAGCCACGCCCACCGATAAGGTGAGCGTAGCGATGAATTAAAACATTAGAACAATGTGTCGATGTAGGACTCGTCTATCCTGTCGTTGATGAGGACAAGCCCGCCTGACGTTGCGTCAAACATATACAGGCTTCTGTCCATCGAGTAAATCTTTCCTGCTGTAGGCTTAATCAGTCCATTGGAAAGGTTGCCGAACTTGTTTGAGTCACCAAACGCACCGTATTGTGTCGAGCCGACAACCTCAACAAAACAGTTCTTGGTTGTGTTGAACATTATCTTTCCACGTGTTGAAGAACCTGCCATGCTAACGGTTTCTCCAGATGTCATTCCGCCGAACTCAACTACGCCGTATGCGGATGTGGGGATAGCACCCTCATTGATCATCATGGTTTTGCTGTCGTAGACACCGTACACATCATCAAGTCTCTTCCAATCGTCTGCTGAAATGAGACCGTGGAAACCTTCCGAAGCGTCCCACAGGTGGCTGTCCTTGACGTGTCCGTCACCGTCAAGAGCGGCTACACCGTTGTTCGCACCCTTCTCCGTCCAGGGAATCTGCTTGTCGTTTGTTACGTTGCCAAGACCTACCTGGTCTTTGGTTACTCCGTGCGGATTCTGCTTGTTTTGGGTGTGGGTGGTAAGACCGTTCCGTACGTCCGTGATAGCCTTGTTTACTATCTTGTTCTGCACCGGATTGGTCGATGTTGTAGAGAGTGCTGTATCCACGATAATTGATGTCTGCGCCTCACCCAATTTTTCCCACTTTGATGCGTCGTATGCTGCCGTTGTGTCACCTGTATAAATATACTCCGCATAGACATTCTTTTCAGCTGTGCTTGAAGCAAGCTTCAAGTAAATCTTCGTGGCATCAATGTTTGATGTAGGAAAGTCAGTAACAACCTTGTAGAGTGACAGGTCTATTTTGATGTTACCAGAACCCACGACGCTCTCACCGTTAATTGTCTTCATTGCCGGCATCTGTGCCGCTGTAAGTTTGCTGTCAGTGCCGAGAGTTGCCACGCCATTTGCCTTACCCTTCTCCGATGCGGGTAGCTGCTTAACGTTGTCCACGTTAGCCAGGCCCACATCAGCCTTTGCAATCACTGGGTTAGTGGAAATCTTTTTGCCGTTGATGGTATAGCCATCTACAGCTGTCTTCACTGCTGCGGAAGAATTATCCGCATACTCTTTGGTCTTCGCAACGAGTTTTGACAGACCTTTCTCGTCTAAATACTTTGCCATAATTCTTAAAAAAATTAATTAATAAAACATTGATATATAGATTGTAAAAAATCTCATTGTAATGCTATATGCTCTCGTTAAAGGCATCATCAATGCCCTTTAGGTCTATTGCTTCTGTTTTAACTTCTTCCAACGTCTCAACACGTGGTTTCAGTTCCTTCATTTCCAAATTCAAAGAGTCAACATCTTTACGCACTTCCTTGAAAGCCTTTGTTACAGACGCATTGGCAATGGCGTTGTACGACTCCTCGTTTAATTCCACATCTATTGTCACTTGCGCTGCTCCGCCAAGGCCTATTTCCGACTCTATGAGAGCCGTGACGGTTTCTACTGACGAACCGACACAATCATCTTTAATCTCCACAACAGAACTATCCTGCTGTGCCACAAGCTGCCATACGTCAATTTTGTCTACAGTGTTCATGCCTCGTTCGCCATCGTTCTCAACTAATGTGAGGGTGTACGCTCCAAGGTAATGCTGCGTAGAGCCGTAGCACGTGCCAGCGATGATACCGCCTGGTTCTGTATGCCAGTCAATATCACAACGATGACCATACGTATTACGCAGCAGAACCTTGACAGTTTTCCCCTCAAAGCTTTCTGCCTCTCCGCCACGTTTGACAGTCCATCGGAAGTTAATGTCATTGCCTATACGTATCTTTTTCATATCTTAATATTTTATATTTTTACACAATATCACCGATGTGTACTCGAACTCGCAAGCCAACATTTTATTTAATTAGTATTTATTATTTGCCAGCCTCTCAATCCTTCCTGCCTGCCCTTTCATTACAATATATCTCCGCCGTCTAAGTGCCACGCCACTGCTTCCTTGCCGCCCATCTGATAACTGCCTAACGTGCAAATCAGATGCAAGAAGTGGCCCGACGGCAATCCAAAAGAATTAAAGTTTGGCGGCATCTCTCCGAGCGGGCCTTTATAACAGGGTCCTGATATTGCTATCATCTTTCCGCTGTTGTTATATAGGCTTATCTGGCATCCTACGAGACTTCTTATAAAGTCTTTCTCGGCATCGGTAAGATCTTCTCTGATATCTGGTGTATAAATCATAAAAGAATTACCGCTGAGGTCGTAGTTATCCAAGCATCCCTGAGTGAAATTTACCCAGCCTCTGCCTTCTTCCCAAAAGCGATCGGATAGCTCATATCCTAATTCAATTTCTTTGATGTACAGTCCGATGTTTTCCTTTGTGATGTTTGTCACCTTCCGTCGCAGCGTGCCGTACAGCGAGAGATTACCCGTTACTATCGTGTTCTTGGCATCGAGTGTTATCTTGCCGTTCTCGATGTCTATGCCTGTCGCCACCACTGCATCGTCTATGGTTACGTCGTAAGGCGAGAGGCTCCAGCCTTGGTACGTATCGCCTTCTTCCAGCATCGGACGACACAGGTCTATCGCTCCGTTCTTTCTCACGCCTGTCTCTATCAGAAGGCGGTTACATGCTGCCGGAACGCTCACCGCCACCTTGTACAATGCCCAAACGTTCAGTGTCTGACTGTCAGGGAACGCGATGCGTGCCACCTCCGTGCCCGTCACGGAGGTGTTGTATGTCTTTATAGCCACGTAGCTGCCATTGTCGGGCTTTGCCGTCATTCTCATCCATACGCTGAATATGTATTTTGTCTGCGGCTTCACGCGCACGTCCTTGAAGTACAGGCCCGTCCAAGAGTTTGCAGTGGCTCCTATACAGTAGCATTGGGCATAGTTAGTGCCACCCACGCCCTGCGTCATTATCGTCACTTTCTCCGTACCGTTGATTGGCGTTATTTCGTCATATTCCCTCAGCGCCGAGCCGACGATGCAGTTACGTGCCACGTTCACTGTCTCCTCCGTCACCTTCAGCGATATCTCACGGGCCGTCTGCTCTATTGTAGAGGTGTATTTCGTCAGCTCGTCCCGCGTCTTGATGGGGATGCCGTTTACGTCCGTTTCCACTGCTCCTACACGGTTCGTCAGCTCCGTATAATCCGTCCGCAGCTTCTTGTTGTCAGCCGATATAGTGCCCGTAAACTTTGCCAAGTTCACCATAAAGGGTATCTGCCGAGAGTATAGTGTACTTCCGATTGCCATATACACGATTACGTATCCGCTCGTCACACTCACGCCGAGCGTGCTGTCCTTGTTTATCGAAGCTCCCGATATCGTCACGTCTATGCCGTCTGTCTGCTTCGTAAGCGTCGGCTTGCCGCATCCTACATTATTGTTGCTCGGAAAGAGATTGCCCACTTCCGACACGATGTTTTTTCCTGACCGCATCACTTGTATGGTGGCAGTCTTGCTTACACTTGCCGATACGACGCCGTTCTCGTCTGTGTCAAACACAAGAGGCGCATCCTTGACGATAAACTCCACCGCGTCCTTGCCGTTTGCTCCGGGGTCTCCCTTGTCGCCGTCCTTGCCCTTGTAGGCTATGGCGTATGACACCGTCGTATGCTCTCCCTTCGAATCCTTGTAGGTCACCGTTGTCCTCGTCCAGAGATAGGGCTTCGCGTCGGTGGCGGCGATGATGGCCGACTGCCATTCCGTAGGTGTCACCGTAGCGCTGTCAGATATGGCGTACGTCACGCTCATGTCCGATATCACCACACCCTCGCCCTTCACGCTGCCGATGTCCAGCCAGTACGTGCCAGTATTTGTCCAGAGTATTTCGCCTATCTTATACGAGTCGCCGTCGTTTGAGTCACACACGATATATTTTCCGTTCTTCCACTGCACCACGCAGGGACGCTTGCTGCCACCTTCCATGCCCGTAGTATCGTCAACGAGATAAAGGCCATCCTCAGTAGGCGCTATCTGCTGTAGCTCCGCGTATGTCTTGGCATGGGCAAGAGCGTAGCCGAGCACCTTGAAGCTTGTGCCCGTGTCGCCCTTCGCGCCGTCGGAAAGAATCGGAAGTGTCAGAGCCACGGCGGTGTTGTCCGCATTGACCGTTGCCCGTACCGTCACCGAAGCGAGGAGGTAGAAGCTCACGCCGATGTCAGACAGGCGGTTTATCGCCACGCCGCTCTTGCTTTCGCCCGCAGTGGTCGTATAGTCTGCCGTCAGCAAATATCCATCCTTCATGTCCTCAGTCACGTTGCCCGTGCGCTTGCGAAGCGTGAAGGTAACGTCGTTCGGTGTCGCCGTCTGCGAGTTCGGCTTGCGGATGATATATTCCGAGGATGGTACAAGGTCGTACGTCACCGTCACAGGGTCGATGATATTGTCAGGGTTGTCATCGGTGAAGAACTTGAAGTTCTTGGCATTCTTGAGCACAAGGAGAGGGGAATCTAAGGAAGTCAGCGTCTTCCATTGATACGGATTCACCGTGTCTCCCGTCTTGTAAGGCGCACCCATCGCATGATACATCGCAATGGCAGGAGCGTTTCCGTTGTCGCTTCCGTCCTCCGTCGAGGTCGTCCGCTTGATGAGGTTGCCGAAGCGGTTCCACTGTATCTGGTCTCCTGCCTGTACTATCACATCGTAGGGCTGCGGCACGTCAGGCTCTCCTCCGTCCGCGGCTGGCTCGTAGCCGAAGAACATGCGGCTGGCTATGACGTTGTTGCCGTCGTCAGTAGTCTTGCCCTCCTGCTCCTCGAACACCGCCGCTAAGCTCTGCTTCTCGCCCGTTGTGGTCACCTGTATCATCACGTCGCCGAACACTAACGCCTTGCCGTCAGCGCCTATCACCCTTTGCGATGTCACCGGCACGCAAGCCTCGCTGCCCATGAACGTCCTCTTGTTTGACAGTATCACGTAGTCATACAGCTTGCCGTCCTCTAATGTTTCCTGTCCCGTGCCCACCACAAGACGCCAGTAGTAGCGGTTCTGAAGGTTCTCCGTCTCACCAGCCTTCACATTAAAGGTCTGGCACAGCGCCATCATGCCCACATGCCACCAGTTAGCCGTCCGTGTTGTGCCGTCATCAGCAGCAGCATAGCATTTGTAGCCGACAGTCACTCCTGCATCATCCAGTACGTGAGCCACCTTCATTATTGTGCTGCCAGCGTTTGAGAAGAGCGTCGTACCGCCCGAATAGCTCACCTTTCTTATCTCAGCGCTCGCAGCGAAGAATTTCGTCCTTGTCGTCAGGTAGTCAATGTAGAGGTGGCTCTTGCCGTCCTTGCCCATGTAAAGGTCAAAGCCCTGCGCACCGACAATCACACGGTCTTGCTCGGTGCTCTTAGGGTCACGCACCTCGTCCACAACAACCGTACTCAGCGTAGCAGCCCCTTCGCCCGTTACGCCATATCCGTCCTCCGTCCTGCCGATTGTCAGACCGCGAAGGAAGCGGATAACGTCCTGTGCTGTGTCGGGGTTTTTCTTGGAAAGAAAATATCGTAAGCAATATTTGGCTATAATATCATTTATCTGTGCAACAGTATATCCATTGCTTGCATTATTTCCATTCGTAATAATTGATTGTACATCCTCTTTTAGCTGAGTTATTGTTCCTTTTATCGTCTGATTACCGATTGTGATTTCTTGGATAAAATCAAAATCAATATTAGTTGATAATTTTAAAATTCGCGTGTTGAGTTTGTACCCTTGTCCGTCATTATACATTACGTTTTGTCCAATTTGCAGATGTGGATTTTTACGTTCAAAAACCTGTGGGTAGGATTTGAATGTATAATTGTTCAAATCGGACATTAATCGTATTATCTCTGCTTTTGCTTTGTTTAATAACCTTGTTTGCGCATCTGTTTTATACACGTCAGACATAGCTATATTATACAATACAGTGATGTTACACTTTAACGACGGCAATGATTCTCCATGCGGAATAAGTTGCTCGTCGGCATTCGTTGGTACAATGACATTGTTATCTTGTTGATAAATAATTTCGTAATCTCCTGCAAGAATGTTGAATTTAGTTGTTGACACATCATCGGATTCATGGCTGGATGAACTGTTTTTATGATAATTAAGTTCAAAACCTACGTATTCTCCATTCGTTCCATGTCCAGCCAAAGGTGTAGACAACGCATTTGCATTCAAGTTTGGCTCAAACGAGCATGACGGATTCTTTCCGGCAATAATCAAATCATCGACAACTTCAAAGTCATACCAATAATGCTTTGTACCGTTGTCGTTGGTGGTATTTACCGGTGTCTTGTCATTAACTTTTTCCGTTGTACAATAAGCAAGTCGCATATACCATACGGTGAAAGTTTTGTATGTTACAACAGAACCGTCTGCATTGCGTGTAAGCGGTATCTTTTGGTTAGTTGTACTGTCTAATACATACTTCTTTCGTCCTCGCACATTATACACGTATGTATTTAGAGAAGGGAAAACATCAGAAAAATTCAGCACCTTGGTGAATAAAGGTTCTGTTTGTTTGTCTTGTCTGAGGTCCATCGTTGAGAAACTATCTATGCTGTAGTTGTAGTTTTTGCCGTCAACATCAATAGATCCATTTCCTGCTTCTAATTGCAGACGTATATCACTGGACGAGATGTTTTCTCCTTTACTGTTTGTTTGTGTTATATTGCGAGTACCACCAAAAACTGTGAAAGCATTATAATAATTCTCTCTGCTCTCAGATATTGACGGTACACCAACATTTTCCCCAACCACTAAATTTAATGGCGTATCACCAATCACAACTTTGCCAAAATATATAATTTCATCGTCATAATCAATATGCCATTCACAATTATCTCCTACGGCGTTGGCAATAGATGTTAATGCAGACAAAACGTCGTTGTCAGCAAAAGACACATTTATTGCATTTGGCAATGTATTTGTTGTCTGTGCTTTCCATCCGCAATTTCCAAATTTAATGTCGTTGTTAAGAAAATCACATATTTTTCTCATTAACGTAGTCAGCACACCTATAAAGCTCCAGTTCGTTTGCTTTATAACCTCATTTTGAGAGTTTTTAATCGTTGTATAGAATGGAATTTTACTCAACGCCATTTTAGGGTGCTGAAATTCAGGCGTGTACTTCCACGACATTTCGCTTGATTGTGTTGGCTCGTATGGCTCAAGCAAAAGAAACTGACGAGTAACTGTGCGTACATCGTCAATGTAATATGTGTATTCGATGTATGCGCCAACAGGCAATACAACTTTGACGGCAGCATTAAACGAAAGAGAAATGTAATCAGATTTTGACAATTCCTCTTCTCGTTTTGCTTCTTTTGTTACAGGCACTTGCATCAGCACACTGCCGTCTATGTTGTATATATTAATCATAACGTTTCTCTATCGTTTGGGTTGTTTTCTGTTAATCTGAGTGTAAAGTTACCTTTTTTCAATCCATAGTCTCCATATTTGGAACATTGTGTGTAAACAACTTTGTAGACACGCTTTAGACATGGTACTTTTAGACAAATCTCCCCATTATAGGCTATCTTGGATAAGAACTTTTCATATTTTTCGAGATAGTCACTTTCTGTTGTGCCCTCAAGAAGAAAAGAAATACTCACATCGCGTTTGTCTTTCTTTGCATACTTTGCAGATGCGATAATGGCTGTACCATGTTCTAAGCGACTGTCGTTTGTTACATAACTTTTTACTGAAGCAGGGGTTAGCAAGGCTTCTCGCCAACCCCTTGTAAGCGTTACTCCAAACGTGTCAATGTCAACATAAGCACTATCTTGCTCGTTGACTAATTTTATAAAAGCTTGATTTCTCATGTTAATACCTGTCTTTCATAATTTTATACATACTTGCAATGTCTTCGCGAATAAGGATTATAGGAGCAGTGTTTTTTACTATCTGCTGCAACTGTCCAAGTCCTTCAAATTGAATATCTCTCATTTCGGACATGTTCGTTGCTACGGTTTCTGCATAGTTGCGCATGACGCTTATGTCAACGCTTATTTGTGTACGCGTTGCATTACCCTGCTCAACGGCACTTTGTATAGCATAGCCGATACCAACAAGACTACTTGCTTGGTCTGCTGTAATTGCTTCAATTCCCTTAGCTGTTGCCGTCTGCTGCGATTGTGAGGCGTAGCCCGTAATCTGTGCCCAATAATCTCTTTCTTCAATGCCTTTCTGAACTATCTTGTCATATTCTTCCTTAAATTTATTAATATCGTCTTCTGAGAGCTGTCCTTCTTGCATCTTCTTTCCCCATTTCTCATACAATCCTTTAAGGTCTGTATTAATCAAGTTTTCCAGACCATATCGTAGAACCGCTTTTTGCATCATTTCAGCAAAGTTTTTGGAAAAATCTTCTGCTGTGCTTTGCATATCCATAAGCTTTGAGATAAAGTCGTCCCTCATGGAAGAAAAAGATATTTGTGTCAAGCTCTCGTTTATGCGGTCTGTGAGGTCTTGCAATTTATCGGCTTGGTCGATATAATCATCCAACTTCTTAGCAAGTCTGTCTCCATAACCTCCCTTGCCTGTGTCTTTGATTTTTTCCCAGATGTCAATCGCACCACCACGGAGTTTCTTCATTTCCTCGGGTGTTAAGTCCCATAGATTGCCGCTAAATTCCTTATTGCCTGTAATCTTTTTTATTCGCTCTATCTCGTCATCTGAAAAACCATTCCAATAATAATTCCAAGAGTGATGTGCACCGTGATAACCAGCTTGCTCTTGTGCAATCTTCTTATAGTTCTCGTTTTGCTCTTCTTGAAGTTTGTAAGCTTCTTTGTACGCTTCCACTGACTTTACTCCACTTGAATTTTTCATCGTGTCGTTCAAGTCCTCTATTGATTGTTGCAAGCTCTCGTTTCTGTCTGATAGTTTATTAATTGCTTTCTCAACTTTCTCGGCATTTGAATTTGTAAACCATGAGGATATGCCCTTTGAAGAAAGTGCACCAAAGGAAAGAATAGATCCGAGTCTACCGGTAATAGTGTCAAGAATACCACCGATTCCGTTTACAAGTGAACCTCCAATTTGCAACAGAGCCTTGCCACTCAAACTATCATCGAGCAGACGAATGATAGTACTTAGTACAGAGTCAATTAAGCCTCCAACTATTCCGCCTATTCCTTGCTCCGCGATTACATCTAACAAATTAAGAACCGCTCCGATAATCATAGACACCAAATCCGTTTTACCTTCAAATGCTTTGCCGAGCAGTTTTCCTATAGTGTCCGTAACTACCTGTGTCGCTTTACCACCATTAACCTTTTTGTCAAAATCCACAAATGAGTCCCAAACACTCGAAATTGAGCCGCTTTTCATATTCTGAAGTAGTGCATCAAGTGAGGTTAAAGTACTGCTAAGTTTCTGTGCTGAGTCGGTAACGTTGCTTTGTGCTCCTACGAGGTCGGCATCAGCATTTGCTAATGCTTGCCTGTTGCTGTCGTTCTTTTTCTGTGCAATATCAAGATTTCCAGTTGCATCAAGTATTTGTATTTCATTGCCGCTCTTCATTGCCTTTTCATAGGCTTCTTGTGCTTCTGCTAACTTCTTACTTGACTCATTGAATTTTTCTTCTGCTTTATTTCTTTTCTCTAATTTCTGATTGTAGTCATTAATCAGTTTGCCAAGTTGTGAAAAATTAATATCTCCCCATTTGCTTGTGCCGTACTGATTAGACAACTCATTCATACGAGAAAGAAAGTCTTTTTGTTCTGTAAGTGACTTTGCTTTAAAAGTATCAGTTTTAGAAAAGTCCTTCATTGTCTTCAAAATATCAGTCATTTGGTCTTTGAGTATTACACCAAATTCACCAAATACTTTTACATAGTCTATTTTACTTTCTATCTCGTTAGCTCTAACAGTTCCGACTTGCTTCGCTTTTTCCGCCTGCAAGGTTTTTACCTTGTAGGTGTCACCCTGTGCTTCTGCCTCTTTTATTTTTTCATCATATTCTTTAGCGATTGCAAGCTGTTGCTCCTTGAAAGTGCCGTATTCCTTCAAGTAATCATAAAGGCTTTGTGTCTTCTTTTTTAATTGTGCCAAGTCGTAAGCATTCTCCTGTGCTTCCAAAGCTTCGTATTTTGCATTGATTAGCGCCTTTTGGTCTCTTGTAAGTGTTACCTTTTTGTCCAATCCACTGGCATAGAAACCCTCACTATTCTTGTTTTTGGGGTTTTTGTTATATGCTTGCTCAGCAGCTGCAACATTCGCTTTTAAAAGGCTCTTTTGCTCTTCCTCTATTGCGTGTTTCTGTTTCTCGTAATCGAGTTTGTGTTGAGCCACTTCTTTCTCACTTGCGCTTTCAAGTCGCGAAATGCCCGCTTCTTTTTCGGCCACATACAAGTCCCATTTAGTTTTTTCGCTTGCAGCAAGGTCCTTTGCTTCCCGTTTAGCCTCTTCTTCACGGAATTTGCGTTGCTGTTCTTGCAATTGCTTTAGCTTGTTTTGTCCGTTCTTGTCCTTAATAGCATTTTGCTCACCTATCGCAAGCCCTTGGTCCGTTGGCTTTGAATTGGCGAGCGTTCTTGTGTCTGACATTAACGACTGCAAGTATTTTTTATCCTCTTTCGATATCAAGCCGTTGTTGGAGATTCTCTTTGCCGCCTTTAAGTAAGCTTTGCCAGGCGATTGCTCGCCCGCTTTTTTTAATTCTTCATTATATATTTGCTTTAGATGTTCTTGCCGTGATTTTCGTTTTTTATCATTCATCATGTTTTCTGTAGTCATCGCCATCAAAGGGCTTGCGATATAACTTATACCCTTCAAACCTTTTCCTAACAATGCAGAAAACCGACTATTCCCTAATTTTTTGTCCAGTGAGGCTATACTACTTGCAATATAATCTACAACAGGTTTTATTCCCTTTTTTATAGCATTCGTAACCTGTCCTATTGTTTTCACAAAGTATGTACAGTATTCAACAAAAGAGGCATATGCTGGGGTCAAGTTAGCATTTACCTCATGTGCCAGTGCTTTTTTGGCATTTTGCAACCGTTTCTCCACGTTTACCATCTTGCTTTCAGCTGCTGCCACGGTTGCCGCTGCACTTGCTTCATTGTCCAAGCCATCTTTCATTTTTGAGATAGCGTCGGCATTTTGGACGAATACTTTTGCAAGTGACGCTTGACGGCCATGGATAAGGCTTGTTAATGTTTCGTTCATTTTGCCAGCCTTGTGAAGATTCTCCAGTGCTTTTGTTGCGCCGACAACGGCAGGATTAAATTCATTCTTGCTTTGTCTGCTTAGATATTGCATCATCATAACATAAGAGGATGCGGCCTCGCTTGCGCTTCCAAACGTTCTTTTACCATAAGCTGCTGCTGCTGCAAGTTCTTTTAATGAAATACCAGCGTTTTGTGCTCTGTTAGCTGTTGAAGCAAGTGCTTGCGCCATTTCTTCATACGTTGCCGTTGATTGTTTAGACGCATTTATTATTATTGCGTTGTTGTGTGTTGCTTCAAGTGCCGACTGATGATATGCTCCGGCGATTTTTAGTTGATATTCGGCTGCTTTATCGGAAGTAGTGCCGAGTACGGTTGCTAAATCATTTGAATTTTTTGTAACCTCTGCTATTGCGTGTGCATTGTCTCGCAAACCTTCAAAGTATTTTACCCAACGTGTACCAGCTGCCGCCATTTCTTCAGCGCTGTGACTACTTGAGTATTCAATTTCGACAAACTGACGACGTAATTCCTCCAGTGTACCATCATCCAGATATGTCTTCAATGGCGCCATAGCAACACGCAAAGATTCTGCTTGTTGTGATAACCATTGCACAGATTTGCCAATAGCGACAGCGACTGCACCATATATGCCAGCCTTGCCGACCATACCTAAAAGTCCTGAAAAATTACCATTACTCAGATTGGAAAATACGCCTTGTGCCTTGCCAAATAACCCAGTTATATCCTTTCCTGACTTTTGGGCATTTTCACCAATTTTTTTTGTGTTTTCAGCAGTCTTCTTTGCCGTTTTGGCTACATCTTCATAGGACGTACCCATTTCGCGCAATTTATCCTTGCCTTGTATTATTTCTCGTGTTATTTCCTCTTGCTTTCGCTTGTTTTCTTCCGCTTTGTCACTGTTCTTGCCATAAGTCTGCACAATTTCGGAATACTCGCTTTTAAGTATTTTCAGTTGGTTTATGTCTTCCTGTATGATTGTGTGAATGTCTTCTTTTGACATTCCACTCCATATGTCAGCTGTGGATGTTTTTACTTCCTCAGACGCTGTGCGTAATTTTCCCAACTCTGCCGTAACTTCGGCAATTTGCTGTTGCTTCTCCTTGATTGCATCACTCTCTGCGAAATACTCTTTAATGGTTGCAAATGGATTTTCGCCCTTACGCATTGATGTAATAAAATCGCCTCCCCAACCGTTTGCATGGTGTGCCTCCATTTGCTCCAACTGCTCGTTGAGTTTCTTTAGCTCGTCTTCTTTGGCTCGTATCGCATCAAGCGTTTTGTTTGTGCTTTCAGTTTCTCGCTTTTGTTCTGCTTCTGCTTTTTGCGCTGTAGATGTGTACGCTTCTGAAAGTCGCTGCAAACTGCTTGCAATTTCATTTGCTTCGTTCTTCAGCTTGTTAGCACGTTCTAAAAGTGCATCGGCTGCTTGTGCGTTTAGAGCGTTATTGTTATCAACAATATTGCCGTCAACGACCTTGAAAGTAGATGCTTCTTCTCTTGCTTTTTTCTCCTTTTCAAGCAATTCCGTCTGCTCGTCCATTAGCTGACGGTAACGCTCCTCTGCGTTTTCCTTTGCTTTTATATACTCGTTTTCGCTAACCTTGCCTTCTAATACACGCTCCGTCAGTTTGTTCAGTGCCGCTGCCTCGGCGTTTGCTGTTTCTGCTCGCTGTTGGCTTGCTTCCGCTGCATTTTGATATGCTTGCGTGCTGTCTTTTACAGCCTGTGTTTCTTCCCCTATCTTCTCAGCATTCGCGCTGTGAGCCACACTTTCAGTGCCTACGGCTGCTGCCGCTCCAACATGAGCAGTCGCATTTGCGCCAGTTGCTGCCGTTGAAATAGAACGACCGGCGTTCAAGGTATCAATAGCAGCATTAAGAGTACCAACATACTGCTGAGTACTGCCGAATGTACCCAACATTGATAAATATTCGTCGTTAAGTTTCTCTACTAAGTTTTGCTGAGATTTTAACTGCTCATTAATCTCATTCCATTTCTGAGAACCTTCAGTTGTTTCTGATAATCTTTTTTTGAGCTTATCGATGGTTGCTTCCGCAGTCTGAGCTTCCGATGCAAGTTTCTTTAATGTTTCGGGCGTATCGGCAAGTGATTTGTTAATTTCTTCGATACCCTGCTTTAAGGTCTGCACGGATTGCTTTGTCTTATCGCTATCAGAAGCCGAACTTTGAGCAATTTCATTCAATGCCTTAGTCATCTTAGAGCTAACTTCATCCGTCTTTACTCCAAGTAAATTCAGGTCATTTATCAACTTATCAAAAGACTGCTGAATGTCAGTAATATCCAACTGTCCACTTATGCCAAGTATTTCGTCTGCTGCCATATTGTATTTATATTATCCCATCATATCCATAAAAAAGTCTGAGGCGTGTACTGACTTGTTAATTGATTGACGGTTAGTTGTGTTGACTGTGTTAGTGTTAACACTATTGCTGCCTTTGTCGTTATCCCATGTAGGAATGGAACGATTAAGAAGCATAATGTTTAAGTATGAGCGATTAAATACGACCTCCTCGTAACTCATACGGAAATATTTCATCACTGCTCCGACTGCTGCCCATGGGGAATCGTTTGTGGCTCCGTCATCACTACTGCTTGGGTGAGGAAAGTTATAGAGGTTAAGAAAAAATTTGCGTTAAAAGACAGACTGATAAATTTCACAAGCTCGTTGAATGCGTAGATGTTAAGATGCTTACGTATATATCGTCCAAACATGTATCGTTTCCAAGCCTTGCGAAAAGCACACACTATAAACACCTCGCACATAAGGCGTGCATCGTTGCCATGTGCTATAGTTTCACCAATGATATTTATCTTGTCGCCATCTTTCCACGATGGCTTCTTTATATCGTTAGCAAAAACCGACATTTCGTATATTTGCATAAGTGTAAGAGGCTTTATTTTAAAACTAAGCCAACCAACTTTTATTTTTACAGGCTTTTCCTTTAAGGTTTCTGCCGTACGTTTTTTGTCTGCTGTTTTCATAGTTATAAAAATTAAAAAGCGGTGCGGCTTGGGTTATGCCCTTACCTCACCGCTTGTATTAAATAAAGAAATCCGTATCATTAAACGTCACCGGTTTCTTTGTCTATTTCGGTTTTAACGTCTTCGAGCTTAGCCCAACGATGTCCACTAACCTTGTTGCCTTCTGCGTCAAACACACCCATCTGACGGAACACAATATTAAGGTTGGGTAATCCTGTTTTGCTGATAGAACCTGAGCGAGTGACGGTAAGCTTCATCTTTGACCACTGAAACACCTTTGCCGGAATATCGTCGAACGCCTTGGTTTTGATTTGTACAGCTTTGTAACATTCTGTCTCAGTTGGTTGCTCGTTATTCCATTTATTGTCGGTGGAAGTATAGCCAAGAATCGCTTTGAATGTCTCAGATGACAAGTCGTAAGTCTGTACAGTAAAGCCTTTTGTTGCCGCTGACGAAGGAAGCTCTGCATATGGGTCTTCCGAATCCTCAATCTCCACGTCATTGGTGGATGGTGCGCTGTCATTAAACGTCAACGAACCGGAAACGATAGCTTTGAACTTAAACGGGAAACTGGTAGGATAAGCACCATTTGCCGCAGGATCGGCAATGGCAAATTCGCCTATGCCATACACACCGTTTTTTCCATTTTTTGCCATATCTTAGTCTTTTAAATTGTTATAAGTTACGTTGAATTTTAAATTAATGTAATAAGTGTTATCGTTGTCGGGTGTAGGTCGCGAATCAGAATAAAATTCAAAATACGCACCATCGAGGTATGTGTCCTTCTCAAAAAAAACGAGGATGTTCTTTGCTATGGTTTTCAACCTTCGTGTGTTTGGTTCGTCGCTGGCTGTTCTCTTAACGTGTATATTTACATTTACAACGCCCTCGTTTATTGTATCTTGCTGAACAAAAGGTAGATGGTTAATAACGACATATTCATTTAAGCTTGATTTTTTGGGAATTTCGTATTTAAAAACCCCAAGCTCATTTATGCCGATACTTTTGCTCTCCTTTCTTAAAAGCCTGTACATTGCACTTACAGCGTCATCTCCTAACATCATACGTATTGCATATAAGTTTTACAACCATAATTTAAGATAGCGACGTTTGAATGTCACAAATCCTTTTACTTCCAATTCTTTGCTGATAGTCCCATCTTTCTTGGTTATGAATACCTTATCGCCTTCGCGAGGCAGCATTTTGTATTTTGCCTTTGACAGCGGAGCTATCACCTCATACGAATAAGCATATTGCGAACCATCTGCCAATGTTATCAACCTTGCACTTGTGTTTGGGAGTATAATACACTTGCCAAAATCATAAAAACGCGTTGCACTTGCCTCAATAGGATTTCCATCCTCGTCGTAGCCACTGCCGGCATTCTCGTTGGGCATGTCAAAATTTGGATTACCATTATCGTCCATGTCGTAGAATTGTCCACCAATTTGTACATACCCGACATTATAGATTTTAAGCTGAATTTGCATCTTGTCCTCAAAATTCATGCTTTCTCCTCCTTACCATACTTTTGAACTTCTCAACCAATAATCATCCGAATCACTATTAAGCACAAGGTCAGCATCCAATCCAGCATCCTTGGCAATAGACTTAATCATATCGTCAATCAAGCTATTCTTAGCTTTGTAGCCTTGTGATATGCCACCCACATTCTCACTTGAAAGCACACGCATCTTGTAAAGAATACGCATTGCAGCATAGGCTACAGGCTTTTTTACAGACACAGAATATGCATCATCAACACTTGCTGTGATAGTGTATTTATCGGCTGCGTCGATAAACATCTTCTCTATTGCTTCATCAGAAGTAGAGAAGGGCTGAATTTCGCTTGCGATAGCTTCTGAGATTGTCATGCTGTCCTTGTCTTAATGTTACAACTTACTACATTTAGAGTTTTCCAATCCCACCTTTACTTGGTTGTCTTGAGAATATAGAGGTCGTTCAAGCCGTTAAAAACAGGCTGTGCCCACATATCGTAGTTGACATGATAGCCTGTATTGTCACGCCAGTAGCCTACGAGATTGTCATCATGAGAAGAATATGAGACGTTAGGAATAGGATCCTTTAGCTCCAATGGGTCTGAAATCTTCATCACGGCAACATTATCAGCACACTGTGCGATTACTCGGTCATCAACGATAAGGTTGACAGTAGAGCCGTCGGCGAGGGTTACAAACTGGTCTTCATCAATCTGTATTACAGGCAGCAGAACGGAACGCAGATAAGTATTTATCTGGTCTACCGTAAGCATCGGCACGGCAGGATTTAACTGTACAGTACCGAGGTTAAGCTTGAACGTGTCCTTGATTTCCTTTGCCTTGCACATCTTGTAGAATGTGTTTTCGGACATACGAAGCTTCTGAATCTTGCGACCCTTCTTCTTCACCTCGTCCTTGAGCATCTTAATGTCGGCAATTGGAGTCGCATTTTCGTCTCCCCAATTCGTAGAAACAGTTAGCTGCTTAATGCCGAGGTCAAAGGTGTAAGACACATTTGCCTTTGCGTTGTTGGTACGAGAGACAGTCTGCTTGCCCGTGTAAAGTCCCTCGTAGTAAAGCATGTCAAGACGCTTGTGTGGTGCAATGACAGCACGCTCGAATGGACGGAAAGAATATTCGATAAGCTTATCGTACTGGGCATTGAGCTGCGCCTGTGTGTAGTTACGTCCAGCCACATCACGATAACGACCTTCGAGCTGATGCATCTGGTCAAGATATTCGTTGTCAAGCTCCCACTCGTCACCCATGCGACCGATAGAACCTGTCAACTGACCGAAATCGGGCATGTGGTGTACCGGTTTCGCAGCATTCTTGGCGATAACAGAACCGACCATAGCAGCAGTGTACTCCGCAAGATTTGCCTGATAAACCTTAGCTGCGCAATAGTCCACCTGCTTAATCTCGTTTTTCCACAAAGCCTTGTATGTCGAGGTCTTCATGTTCTCGTCAATATAGGTCTGAAAAGACTTCGGGTCCAATAGCTGTTTGAGAATACTATTCATACCTTTTCTATATTTTTTGTTATTGTTATCCTATTAATAATAATATCTGCCTGTTACTGAATCTTAAACAATGCGATACCATAGGCGTTCAAGCCAGCCTTAATGTCTGCGTTGATGGGGTAAGGTAGCGATGCTTCCTCGACCTCCATAACACGGAGCGTAGGCTCAACCTGTTGTGAAGCGTCCTTGTCAAGCTCCTTAGTTGCGTAGGTGAAGCCAAGGAGCACGTCCGAATCCTTGTTGTAGTCAGTAACAATATCGTTTGCATTGATTGCAGCTTCGAGTCCTGCCGAAAGCGTCACGGTGTCAAGTGTCGCGCTTCTTGCGATAGAAGAGATTTTCTTACCGCCAATGGTGTCACCCTCTTTAAAGAGAGAACCGGGTGCGAGTTTCACTGTCTTTGTGGCAGCCTCCGCTTTTTCCGTAACCTTTGCTGTCTTTACAGCAACAGCCTTACCGCCCGTGCCAAGCTTAACAACAGTGCCTTTCGGCAACCACTTTAGCTCGGCTGGCAGATTGCTTTGGTCAAGGTCATAGCCACCCTGTCTTACGACGCACTGCTCCTCCCACCAAGAACCTTCCTTGATGTCGGTAGGCACAAGCTTTTTGAGGTACATTCCTTTATAAGCCATACTTTACTGATTTTTTAAGTTTTACGTTTGATTTACTTTGCAGCACCATCGGGCTTAGGAGCATTGCGCTCGGCAAAACCCTCCATGCGCTTGATAAAATCCTGCTGCTCGGTCTGAGGCGTGCTTGTTGTCGGAGCTGTAACGAATGTGCCGCTTGCAACCAAAGACTGCTTCAATGCGGTGTAATCGTTTGTAATCTGCTCAACGACATTGTCAAGGTTTTCCTCTTTGTCGAGCGTGTAACGGGAACGGAATACTTCTGGAACATCCTTCAGCTTTTCGTTGCCTTGCAGCAAAGTTGACAATCTTGTCTTTTCCTCTCGTTCTTTGTAAGGTGCGAGAGCGGCAGCAACGGCTTCTGAAATAGCTTTCTGCTGCTCTTCTTTTGAAGCAGCAATCATTTTCGCCACAGCATCCATTGTAAGTGGTGTATTCGTTGGAGGAGTCGGTGGTGTTGGAGGCGTGGGTGGTACTGGAGGGTCTGTAGGTTTTACCCATCCTTCATACTTCGCCTCTATCTCACTAACTGCTCGGTTAAATGACGATTGCATCATGCCGACATAAGGCTCGACTGCCGTAATAGCTTTAGTAATGTCCTCGTCTGTTGACTCATCTGTTAGACCACGACTTGCGACAATCTGGTCTACCAGTTTTGAAAGTTCATTCTTCTTCAAACCGTACTTCGCGAATGACGTTTTGCAAGAAGCAAGCACTTTTTCTTTAATTGTCATACTTTATTCTGTTTACGTTAATGGAAAATTTTATCTAACACAAAATTACTTTATAAAGTTATATTGATAAAATAATATTTATTTTCTGTGTAAACAAATTGTAATTTACATTATTTTATATACCTTTGCAGCTATAATTCATTATAAACTCAATCGCTATGAAGAAATTTTTATTTGCACTGATTTCAGTCGCGTTAATGTGTGTGGGTTGCTCGTCGGACAATGATGATGCTAAAGAAAAGGAAAGTCAAAAGTATGTGCTTAAAAACACAACATGGAGTTCGATAGAGAAAATTGAACACACAACATTCGGCATTTTTGTAGACAAAGAAGAGACAAACACAGAGGTAGTCACAAAGCTACAGCAAATATCTGGCTTGGAATACTCAGAAAACACAAAAACGGAGGAAAAAGAGGTGTATTGGAACGTGTGCAATAGTAACGGTCACGATGCCGACACAACGATAGCAATGACATTTTCCAATAACAGGTGTATTTTTGAAATGGAGGTAAAAAGGAAATGTGTCAAAGCTAATTTAACACAAACAGAAAAACAATACAAGTTTAAGGAAGGAGAGTTTTTTGTAAAGGTAGGATATAGCAGCTACGAGAGCTTCTTTGTACGTAAAGATGGTGTATATCGAGCTAATGGATATTTGTTTTTATTATTGGATGGAAATGGTAACGTAACTTACGAAACCCAGTACAAATATGCAGGCATACAAGATTATGATGTAGATGTTGACAAATATTCTGTTACAGCTGATTTTTCTGTTTCTGGCAATGCAATAACATTCTCATACATAGATAAAAATGATAAGAAAGTAATGTTTGTGGGAACTATTGCTGATAATCTACAGAGTATCATATTTAACGACAACCCTTTGGTGTCCAGTGTGAAATCTGTCGGCAAACAATAAAAATATAACAAAAAAGACGTAGTATAATTTAATGTACTACGTCTTTTTTATGCCAGCATTTTAGATACTACAATACCGCGTTTCATTGAGTGTCGCACCTATGTTGACAGCGATTGCATCTTGCATGGAGTGCATCATGGCGACCGTTGCATCTATTACGTTCTCGCCCTCTGTTTTGTCTTCGTACAGGGCGATAGCCCGTTCTTGTAGTTTTGCAAAGTCACGCAGAAGTAGGAGCATCTCCTTGGTTGTGTTACTGATTGTAAAATTCTCCTTATTGTTATTTATTGCGTTCGTTTCCATTTTGTGCGTTGTTTAAAAAGTTGTTGTGTAGGTTTACTTGGCGATGTTGCCGTTAATCTCAGCAAGAGCGAGCTTCACGTTGAAGTTGTTTTTAAAAAGGGCAATAATGAAGCGTCTGCCTCGCTGTGTCCAAACAGTGTAGACCTTGGTATGTGTGCCACCATTGCTGCTTGGAAAGGTGTAGGTGTTTGTATCGTGCAATTTCCAACCTTTGTAAGGCTTGTGCAAATTCCATTGACCTGACTGTTTGTAGATGATGTTTGCTTGACAGAGCTTGTTGTGCAACTCCTGTGCTGTAATGCCGAGGTCGAGAGCTACTTGACTTGATGTCATGCAGTCCTCCGAATTGAGCGTCTGGTCGTAGTATTCTACCTTTGGTGCGTCCTTGGCGATACGCTCGCTTTGTACTTCGATAACTTGTTTGCTTTGGCTGTTTTCGCATTCAAGCTCTTTGATGCGCTGCTCACGTCGTGCGAGTGCCGCCTTGGCTGCTATCAAGCCACGGGCGATAATATCCTCCTCACTGTCTTCTTCTTTTGCCACAACGTATGCGCCTGTTGTACGAAGCGAAGGCAGCACATCGTTGAATACCCAATCTTGGAACTTGCGAGCTGTGGGTTTGCGAGACTGGAAGATGCAGCGGTAGAGGTCGGGTTCGGTAACGAAATACATTTGTTGACCATGATTATTTACATCCAATACCGTTATAGATGAGACATTAGTTGAATTAATGTCTCCTCCTAACCGTTTAGCCGTTGCTCCAACTTGCAACCCAAGTGAATCACACACATCTTTAAGACAGAAAAGCAACTCGCCTTTCTCGTTCCGTGTAACACGGAGTTCTCCAAACATTGGAGAGTTAAAAATTTTTACGTCCGTCATTTCCACTACGATTTTTTGACGTTAATATATTGTTGGGTTGATACACAAAAAGAGTGCACCGCTACCCTTTGTCAAATGCCTCATAGTGGAAGGGCACGCACATACCATTACAATATGTGCAAGGGCGCGATACACCTGTATCTTAATACCTTGAAAGTTGCGAGCATAAAAAACGCCCTACCTTGTGTGGCAGAGCTTCCAACCTCGCCACTATGATTTATTTGACACCACAAAATTATAATATCTTTTGTAATGTACAAAATTTTTCCGAGATATTTTTGTATAAATCTTTTATTATTAGTAATTTATTAGTTTAGGCTTGCAAAACTAAAAGAAAACTAATATTTATAATTGCTTCTAATAGCTTATTTTCTACCGAACAACAACTGAAAGACCTTCTTTCCTTTGACTGTTATCCAAGTCCGCACTCCAGCGTGGTCGCTGCTTACGCTTTTGAAATCTTTTAATTCAAATAAATCATTTGTATATTTTGCAATCGGTCTCAGCTCACCTTTTGGTGTACGATAAATATATCCTTTATCAATGAGAATCTTTATAAACTCACTTTGTTTCAAACCGAGTTCCTTTGCTGTATCACGAAATCCAGTGAGCAGTGAGCGTTCAACAAGCTCATCGAAATAATGCGCCTTTGGTTGCATCTCTTTATTCTTTTCTTCAAGAGCTTTCTTCTCCTTCTGCTCCTCAATCCAACGCTCGGCACGTTTTATCGGGTCTTCAATCTGATAAGAAGCCAGAACCGCATCTCTCGCTATCTTCTCGCATTCAATAAAGTACTTGCGAGCCAAGCGACCTTTCTCGTTATTCTCGACCATTGAAAGCTCCTTTGCCATATCTACCGAAAGGGCATATTCAATTCTTTTTGTTGCTCCGACTTCTCGCTCAATAATTTTATAGAATGAGCAATAGTCCTGATTTTCGACGAAGCCATACTTTTCAATACGACTCTTGATCCAGTTAGAGAAATCTTGCTTACTCTCTAAAAACTGATGCAATTCTCTTGCATTCACAGCTCTTTTGCCATCTTTCTCTGTAATCTTTATTATTTCTTCCATATTCTCCAAATTCTTTAGAATCGGGAGCGACCGCCTAAGCAATCACCACCGAAGAGATACAACATAAGTACTATCTTGTTATAGCCTCGTAAGAAGCAAGCTTCTGTGAGAGATGCACATTCTATTGATAATTGTGTTCATTGTTGTATCTCCTATATTACGTTGTTTTTATATTATAGCGAGGCTGTTACACCTCGCTGTGTTTTATTCTTAAATTGCAAGAGGTTTTACTTTGTCAACATACATATTTATATGTTTCGTGTCTGTGCCATTGTAAGATTTATCTGCTATATAAATAATCCTACCGAGTTCATGTCCATTTGTACCTCCATCAAAATGTGTATATCTTACATCAAGATTAATCACCACCTTGCAATAGTCTTCTTCTGTCTTATTTGCTATTACGTAAATATTACCTTCAATATGAATTTCCTTAAAAAGCATAGGCATTGTTTGGAAGCTTGTGCTGATTAATTTGTCAAACTTATCGTGATTGTAATCCTCACACTGTTCGATAGCCAACAGTACGTTGATGCCCAAGCGTTTAATAGTCAACTCTACATCGTTGATAATGTAATTTACAATTTCCTTGTTTAAAATTTCGGTTGTCATTGTTGTATCTCCTTTTATTAATTGTTTTTATTAATTTCTATATCGCAAAATTAATAATTACATTTTAAACAACAAAGAAAATATTAGGAATACTAATATTTTTAGTATATTTTAATATTAGTATTCCTAATATATGTATTAATGTGTGCCAGTAGAATTAAATCCGTGTTCGCCTCGTTCGGTGTCTTTGTTGATAGTACCTATTTCTAACTCCACTTCTGGAACTTGAACAATGCGCATTTGAGCTATCTTCGTGCCAGCAGGAATAAAAACGCCATGATTACCTCTGCTACACAGCTCAGGCGTTGAACCACAGCCGACACGTAAAAGGGCGCACACTTCACCGGTATAACCACAGTCAACAAGACCGTCAAGCACGTCCGCATCAATTCGAGCATCAATGCTTCCATTTTCTGTTCTCACCTTGCAAGCCATGCCTTTCAACGACATTCCGCTTCGAGGTTGTATCACGGCTGCAAAGTATGGCGGTAGCTGTATTTTAAAGCCGAGAGGAATAGCTGTTCTTAAATATGGCACAAGTTCTACGTCTTCTCTTGTAAAGACGTCAAATGCTGCATCTGTTGCGTGTGCTTTTTCAGGCATCTTGCCACCGCACAATTCAATTTTAATCTGTTCCATTTAGTATACTTCTATTTTAATTTTGAATCCATCTTTGTTTTTTAGATTATACGCTTGTGGATCCAAGAGCATTTCACGCACAATAACCATAATTTTAGACAATGCTCTGTCAACGTAAGCACGAGCGTCTTCATTTCTTTTTTGTTCGGTAACTTCCAACGATGTATCGTCGCCTCGTACTACCACTCCATTGTCAGCCAACTCAATATTGTATTTTAATCTTTCCATAATAGTTTATTTCAAATGTCCGCAATGCCATTTAGAACAGATAGGACAAAGGTATATTTTATAACCTAATGCTTTCAGCTTAGGATTCTGCTCAAGAAAATCAGCCGCTGTTTCTTCGCTTTCGTAGGCTACTTTTGCTTTCCACGAATTGCTGTGCTGTTTCCGTGTCCAATGACGAGGATCTGGACGCAATGACCTTACGTTGTCTTTGTTTCTTATCTTCCTATTTTTCATTGAGTTTGTTTTTTATGAGTTCAATTTTCGCCTTTACTTTGTTTATGTTGCGAGCATCGTGGTTGCTTAGTCTTACAACGTGATATCCCATGCGCCAAATACCTGACGAGCGGTTGCAGTCTTTTCTTTTTTGAGAATTTGCATAATGATAACCACCATCTACCTCGATAATCAGCTTCAATGACGGAATGTAAATGTCTGCGAAGTATAGCTTGCGCCCTGTCGTCACAGGCTGCTGCCTTACGACTTTGTACCCAAGTAGCTCACAGTTGCGTATCGCAGCTTTTTCTGCGTCGCTTGTCTTTGACATAAGGTCTTGGCGCATCCGATTAATCAATGCTTTGCTTGGCTTCATTGTCTTAGACATTTAGGAACATACTTTTCATTGTATTTCTTTCGAAGATACAGAATCACTTGTTCTTTGCTTTTCAAAAATCCGTCATTAATAAGCATTGCCACTTGTCGCTCCATTTCAAACAGTTCCTTTTGTTTTTGTTCTTCGCCATAGTCATTTCGTATTTCTTTCTGATGGTTGTTGAACACCACCCAATTTATAGCTTTGGCGATTTGTGGCATTTGTTGCTTCATGCTGTTTGGGGCTATAATTTTGCCTACGGCAGACGATAGAGCTTTGTAGGCTTCTCCTGCTTCATTTCTATAGGCGAGCATCTGGTCGGAAACAAACTTGAGAACCTTTACCTTGAATACCGGGTTAAGCCACATGGCAAAATCAATAAACATAAGTGGTAACATCCATGTACCACCTCCCCTGTCACTTCTTGCCTTGGATTTTACATACACGGAATTCCGACATGTAAAATTTTCTTCTTTCATTAGAGCCGTTATAAACTCTTGTGTTTCAGCATTTTCAAGATAATGTGCAATAGTCTTCTGTTGACCGTTACTTTCATTCCATTGTTTTAGCAATGCAGTAGCATTAAACATTCCGTCCTTTGTTCGCTGTTCAACTATATAGTTTGCAAGTTGCCGCTTCATTATCTGGTTTGTTATCATAACTTGTATTTTTATTGATTGTTCTTTTTAAGATTACGGATAATGCGCATAGCGTTGTCAATAGCTAAGCCAAGCAATGTTGGTGAAAGCATTTTTGTGTTAGCACCTCGCCGCCATTTCTGTGCATAATGTAGAATGCGCAATACTTCGTCATTATCCATAGGACCTGTCCAAAACGCGCATATATCGGCACAATGCATCCAACCTTTTTGCGCTGCGCAAAATCCTAAGCCATCTATGTCTTCATATTTAAACAGAGGGCATTCTCCACAATAGTATTCTTTATTTTCGTTTTTGCTCATTCTTCAACGCCTCCTTTTTTCTTTGCTGCTTTAAATAATAGTATTGCTGTTTAATCATAGCGTCGCGTATGGTGTTTGCGACCTTTTCAATAACGAATTTTGGCGTGTCCGCTTTGCGTATAAACACAGGATGATAGCCACGCTTGTGACGGCGATAAAAAATATCATCATCTGCACCCTCGATTTTAATGGAGACCTTCGTGTCAATGACGAAACAGTCGCTATGTCCATTACGATGACGACGACGAGCTTTCCATTTGATGCCGTTTTCATCAAGCCATTTCTTAACTTTTTCGAGCTTTGTTGAATTTTTCATATAGTCTACACTTTTTATAATCTAATATAACCATGCATTATGCGCCCCGTGTGGAGCACGAGGAGTCATTAAAGAGAATATATTACTTGTAATGGAGTATGTATTAGCTGCAACGTTATAAGCATAGTTACGAGTAGTGAATCTGAAACCAGGAACAGGATATCTGTTCACTCCATGCATAAAAGTAGAAAAAAAGTGGCTCTGTAAAGCAATAAAGCCTTTTACTACCGCATATTTCACATATTCAAATGCTGTTTTTAACGAAACTCCAAATTTTCGCGCAATTCTTTTGTACGATAACCCCTTCTCGCAATAGGTCTCCCCATAGCCATACCTCCTTTTAATGGTGCGAGCCTTCTTAACAACATCAGCGCGTCTTGACTCGCGAGCCTGTAGAATGGTACGTCTACAAAAGTCCTTACGGGATTGAATTATGCACAAAAGAATGGCGTATAATGATTTTTCTACATCTTTAAGTGTGTCATAACAAATATCTGTGATATTAATGTTTCGTTCGATGTGCTTTGAAACGACTGAACGAAAAACAAGCGACGATCCTTCGAAATCAACATAACCGAGCCTATGTAATGTCGCAATGCGTTTCTTTATTGTATACGCATGTATGCCCGTTATGTCTGACAATTTGTTGTATGTCCAGTTCTTTAGGACGTTTTGACTGTATTTATGATAAAAGAAAAGTACAAACGCAATAGCTTTCAGAGATTGCTTGTCTCTGAAAAGGCTGTTTGCGATGCTGTATCTTAATTTTTTTACCATACGTACAAAAAATAGCCTCTCGTTGCACTATATCTGAAGAAGTGTGCAATGAGAGGCATATATTATATTTAACCCTGTTCCTTTTGGATTGGGAAATTCGTTCATTTTTCTTCAGATATTTTTGATGCCACAAAATTAATATAAATATTAGTATAGATGCTATTTCTAATATTAAAATTTATTAAAACAGAGAAATAAACTAAGAAACATTTTGCTATATGAAGATAAAATATTAATTTTGCGACGTGAAAACTAATAAATAATTTAAAAGGAGATACAGTTATGATTTATTGCATTTACAACAAGCAGACTGACGAAGCTCGTCACACAACAAACAAAGGGTTAGCAATGAAGCTCTTTAATCGAATTTCTTCCGGATACCTTTCTGAGGTAACGGACAACGGCGAGACAATCATCTGTGAGAAATAACACTGCGAGGTACAATGTCTCGCTACAAAACAAACGAATATGACAGATTACATGGACCCCCACAATTGGGATGAAGAACAAGTAAAAGAAGCCAAGATTACTATAGTGTGTTCTTGCGCAATCATAGCGGTTATGTACGTGGCTATGTGGATATTTTATTAATAAAAACAAAAGATACAACAATGGAGATTACAACAACAATGGTGCGTTTTCGTTGTCCAAAGGCAATGATGGATATCAAAACGCCAAAAGCGCAAATGTTCTCTTTTGGAGAGGAACAAAATCAGAAAGTTTGGGTTCCGGAAAACAAAATCATCGTGAAGCCAAGCAACGTGTCGGAAGATTTAAATGAGTGTGTCATGCCAAAGTGGCTGTACGGCAAAACAATGCTTCCAATGTACACGCAAGTGGACGAGGAGTTCTTTCACACAGAAAACGTGGAAACACTTTAATCATAAACAAGTTTAACGTAACAACAAATTAAATGGAAACAACAATGTATTCAACAATGAATGTAGCAACATCTAACAACGTGGTCGCTGATTCTACAACAGAGATTGAAGTAGCAGGTGGTAACGACCGTCAGTTCCTTGACTTCGACATAAGCAAGGTTCAGACGCTGACGCTTGAACAGCTCGCACGCACGGAGAAAGAAAACGACTACAACGGAAATCCGTTGCTGGGCATTTATCATTTTCAGCTCATACAGCAGATACAGGAAATGTGCGCCGAACGTGGCTATCGTGCCGAGATATGGGATTTGTTCGCTGCCAACAACAAAGACCGAAGAGCGCCTGGTGTGAGTCGTCTTCCACAGAAGGAAGAAAAGTTTGGAGAACGTGCCATAGAAGCACATATCTTACGACGCGTGTATTGCAATATTCGCTTATACGACCTTGATAAAGGTGAGGGTGATGATGCCATAACAACAAATCTTGCTATCTCGTATCATCAGAAAGGTTTGCAAGTTGGTATCGGACGCAATGTGGTGATATGTCATAACCAGACAATGCTCAACCGTGAGCAATATGCTGCTACGTATAAAGATGGTAAGACTCCCGGCATTTCCATTAGCGAAATGCTTGATAAGGTGGCGAGTTGGCTCGATAATCTGCGAGGTATCGCAGAAAGCGACGATGAACGAATTGAGAAAATGAAACGTCGCGAGATTAGCGCACAAGAAATGTTCACAATCATAGGTATGCTTACATCATTACGCGTAGCTTCGGAGACAAAGCACAAATGCATACGCAACAACAACACTATACCGCTCAACCAAGCACAAATAGGGCGCATAACAGAAAAGATGATGCTTGCATATAATAGCAAAGGCAAGGTGACAGCGTGGGATTTCTACAATGCCGCTACGGACATGTACAAGTCGGCAACGCTCGACCAGCCAATGATTCTTTCACAGAATTTGGCTATGGTGGATTTTTTAGACAATCATATATTGTAAAACAATTTGTTTTTTCTGTCACGTCGTGAGACGTTCTTCTATAATTGGTATAAAATAAAGTTTTTAGTTCGTAAGCCCTACGGCGGTAGGGCATTTTATAACTCGGAATAATTCATCCGTCACGGGACGGTAGGTTGCAAAGTTTTCCGTTGTAGGATTGACAGCCATAAATGTTAAAATGTTAGAATAGTTAATCGTGTGAGCAGCCTGTAAATACACGGTGTGAATATAGGTTCGAATCCTTATTCCGAGGCTAATTTAAAATCAAAAGGAGATATGGAAACAAAAAATATTTGGCATACAGCCACGGAAATTCCCAACGGAAAAGATAGATATATCTTTAAATGGAAAGACCGTAATTCTTATAAGTTGGTTCGAGATAAAATATGGGTAGAAAGCCGTTTACAATCCCCAACATATTTTGATCATCACATAGAACGGTGGGCTTATATAAAAGACCTTGAATCTATTTGTGAGCAACTTCAACATGATCCGATTGATTGGGAGCAACGCGAATACGACCTTGCAAAGGATATGTTTTCAAGAATGATGATCGCTTATAATACAGATAATGACAGGCGTTTTCGTGGCGCTGTACAAAATATCGCCTTACTCAAAGGCAAGACAGAAGCAGTGTATCTTGCAGATGTCGCAAGAGGCGCAGCCAGTGTGTTTATAGAAAGGTACAAAGAAAATTATTAAGCAATGTAAAATGGAAACGAAAACGTGTGAGATATGCGGAAAGATTTTACCACTGTCCGCTTTTTCAAAGTCCTATAAAGGGCGTTGCAAGGAATGTGTGGCAAAACTAACAAGAGATAAGCGTAACTGTACGGCAGTCACCACTCATAAGCCGATTGATTGGGAGCAGCGTAGATATGAGATTGCTAAGGATATGCTTTGCGCTATCTATATGGACGAAGGAAACGAGAAACGCAGCACAAGCCCAGGCATAGAGTTTGAGTACCAAAGTTTGGAGGGTAACGCGAGGGTAGCCGTCAGATACGCTAACGTACTCATTGAAGAACTTAAAAAGCAGAACAATGGATAGAAAATTTTTCTTTCATAAAGTTTATCAAATGCGAGCAGCACAGCGTGAATATTTCAAGACGAGGAATAGTGCTGCACTCGTCGCAAGTAAACGGTTGGAGAAATGTATCGACGAAGAGATAAAAAGAGTTAAAGCGATAATGGCTGACAATGCCAAATCGCATTACGAACTCGTAGATACCGGTTATATGAAAGATAAGGAATGGATAAACTGCCATATTATTGATAGTTTGGATTATTTCTTCTGCGATGCACAGAATTTAAAGCAAGAAAATTTCGATGAACACGTTGAAGAAAAAGGATTTGCTTGCATGTACGATTTTCCTACTCTTGTTATTAACGATGTGGGTGATTTATCAGATGATGATATGTTGGAGTTTAAATATCAATTGATTGATGGTAAATATCATGTGTCATTCTTGGATAGATTAAAAGGTTAACTAATAAAATATAGAAATGGAAAAAGAAAACTATGGAATCAAACTAAATGCTCTAAAATACCAGAATGCTGGTGTTATGAGCATTAAAGGACGCACGGGAACGAAACGTTGTCTTGTCGTACCTATTGAAGAGAATCATCTTTTTGTCAGCGCAAATGCAGATGGCACTCCTAAGGCAGTCTATCTGGATTTGAATGCTTTTGCCTTGCGTGAATCCAAATATGACCAAACGCACCTTGTAAAGCAGTCTTTGCCGAAAGAAGTACGTGAGAGCATGACAAAGGATCAATTGGACGCAATGCCAATCCTCGGAGGCATGAAACCATTTGACAACACTCCTGTTAATGCGGCTGCAACTTGTGACGCTCCGTTTGCACAGTCAGTGGATGATAGTGATTTACCTTTTTAAAAAATAAAATATGGGAAGATACAAAAAAACAGAAAAACCTACAGAAAACGACGCACCTCAGTTTGTTCCGCCAATGGAAACATTAGAGGACGAGGTACAGGATGCACAAAGTGAAGACAACAAGGAATCAAAGTCTCAAGAAGAGAAAGAGGCGAATAAACCACGTATAATACCTCTTATAGCAAGTGAGGATGTTCCTTTGCATAAAGGTGGCGTTATTGTGCCGACTGTTATTAACATAGCAGGTTTTGGAGACGCAATCATTACATCTACACAAGACAATGCCATGAATGGTTTGCTTGTAGAGGAAAACAAACGCCTTACATCTTCTTTTGTTGTGCCAATGTCAATAATTACTGGTAGCAGCAAAGTAAACGTTGTTGTCAATGTATGCGAAGAGGTAAACATACTACGACAAACTCAGTTTGGCACTCGTATGGACAATCTCATTATTCCTGCCGGAACACATGTCGCAGACCTTGTGTTGCTGTAAAGTAAACGAAGCATGTGCTGTACAATACGAAATGTCAGCACATGCATAAACTAAAAGCAATGGAGAAAATAGAACATATAAAAGAATTGAATGCTCAGTACCGCAAGCTACGCAAGGAAGAACTTGTGTACTGTGTGGAGTTAAAAGCCACAAACGGTATTCATAGCATAAGCAATAGAGAAGTAATCGTTAAAATCATAGATTTGTTAATTCGCGAGTCACAGAAACAAATAGAAAGCGAGGTGAAGTAGAAATGAAAGACAGAAGGAAGCAGAGAAAAAGGGTGCTTGTATTGCAACTTAAAGGTTCAAAGATAGAAAGAGCATATACTTCTTCATTTCAGCTTGTCGCTGAAAATGGAAAAGATGTGTTAGGTGTTGGACGTGGTGCAATAATGAATGCCATATCAAGAAATAATGGTGTATTTGAGAACGACAAGTGTAAGATTTATTATCGTCCAATTGAGCAAAAACGTTGGACAAAATGGATGTAACAAATGGAAGATATTGTAATAAAAAAAGATGGTGATTATGGTTTCGATGTTTGGCAGGGTGATAAACATAGCGACCATTTAGGCTTTGACGAAATGCTTGGTCTTATATCAGCTTTGACAATGCCTGAAAAAAGACCATGTCTTCAATGGATGCGCACAGAAGAAGAATGGAGGCAATGGCGTTCTACTGTGGATGATGCAATTAGCAAAAAAAATGACGCAGAATTTGAGTAAATGGCAGCTTCTCCTATTGAAGCACAATCAGCGTGCCAAACCTCGGCACGTCGAGTCTGGCATTCAACAAGCTGTCGTACAATGGTTTCGCTTGCAATACCCACGGTATATAATAGCTGCTATTCCTAATGGCGGCTTTCGTAATGCGAAAGAAGCAACGATAATGAAGCGTGAGGGGATTCTTGCCGGATTCTCCGACCTTATCATAATAGCCGAGCATAATGTGTTGTTCCTCGAAGTAAAAACGCCCGATGGCAGACTGTCTGAGAAACAAAAAGAATTTCAGAGAAAGGTCTGCGCTCTTGGTTTTGAATATATGGTTTGTCGCTCGTTTGATGAATCTGCACTTGCAATCGAGCGATGGCTAAAAGTAATATCAATGAAGTAAATGTAAATAAAAGAGATACTCAATGTCGCAAAAAGAATATTTTATAAAATCAAATAATAAAGCTGCATACGCTGTCAAGACGGAGGGAGGCTATGAATTGTGGTCTAATGACCGCAGGCTTCACATCATTATTGAGAAAACAACGGCTTTTAATCCATTCAACAATTCACAGCAGGAGGTGTATGTTACGAAGTGTTGGATGTTCTATGTCAGTAGCTGGGAGCGTGGTGACAATAGCACAACCGTTACATCAATCGACGAATATATTAAAGAACTTGCATTTTCGCCTTACTTTACAAATGCTGTTAATGAGTACCGGCAACAAAACAATATATCAGAATAAAATATGCAAAATCCAATAAAATGCTATAATGTAGAGTCTTTTGGCAGCATTCATAGAGTGTATGCCGACCAGTCTGTTGATACTGAATATATACAAGAAACGCTAAACATTGGCAAGGTGTCGGTGTTTCAGTTCTCATACACGGAGTATTTGATAACGGACAACTGGCTTATCTATATGGAGGACTATTTACGCAAGAAAGGGTTATTTAAGTTTAAGACTAAGAAGCTTTTTCGAGATGCACAGCGTTCTCTACGCAGCATAATAAAGACAGTAGAACAAAGTTCTGAACCTGATTATTGCAACGAGTATGCCAACCAGTTATACGACATGACAACACCTATCTTGAAAAGGCTACATGAGCAGATATCCAAAAAGTTAGCAAACCTTGGTGTAGGCAGACCTGGTCTTTGTGCCTTGATGATAGTAGTCCAAAACCTTATATGTATGTCAAGCGACACTTTTGAACATATATTCAAGCGAATACAGGAGATAAGGCATATTGATGTCCGTAGTTGCTTTGCACCGATGTTCCCCGTACGGGCGTTAAAGTCTATTGAAATGATGCTTGAAAGCATTATGGGTGAAGACCGTAACACGTATCGAGACAATATCGTAAAGAACAAGGCTATAAAGGCAACTTTTGATGCATTCTTTAATGCGCTATACAACCAAGATAACATAAAGAAGGCAAGCCGTGCTGCATATGATGCTATGTCTGACGAGCAACGTGAACGATATACTTTGCTTGCAGATGGTGCTTGTGTACTTAAAGAATACGTAAATGCCAAGAACAAGGAAAACAGCAAAAGTGCATGTTGATATACTTTCACGAAAGGATTGTGTTGATAAAGGCTGCGCATGGGCACAGGACTATCCACTCAACCTTTTCAGTGGCGATGCGGACGAGTGCAAGTTTACTCGCGATGATTTGCGCTCGTCCTTTATTGCCGGTATTAAACAGTTTTTACAGACCGTATGGCATGATGCCAACACCGAGTTGCCCAACGACGGCGAGTGGTGTTTGCTTCGCACAACAAGCGGTTTCCGACTCGCTACACGTCGAGCGATGCAATCGGGTGTATACAAGTGGTGGTTCATGGACTACTCTATGTATGATGGCAAAGGGCTGGAGCAATGGGCGTATGTCAGCGACCTTGTGCTGTACAAATAGCAGTTAATAGGGATTCTAATCAATAGCGTATGGCAAAAGCAGAAATACAAATAAAAGGTATAGAAGCCTTAAAGAAAAGGCTTATGGAGAAAAAACAGGCCGTGGAGAACGTTTTGGATCAGTTACTCGCACAGCTTGGCGAAGAAGCTGTGACTTTTTCAAAAGACAATAAAGGCTACCAAGACCAAACGGCAAATCTTAAAAACTCCATATCATTTGCTGTGTTCAAAGACGGTAAGCTACTCAACTCTTTTATAGGTAATATTCCCGAGCCTGACAAAGTAAAAGGCGGTCAGGCGCAAGTACAAAAAGCATTGGAGGAATATGCGTCAAAACCCGGTGTCGTAGCTCCGCAGGGTTACACCGTTATTGTTGTTGCTGGTATGGTATATGGCAAGTATGTTGAGGACAAAGGGTATAACGTGCTGTATCTTACAAAGCATTTTTTGCACAATGGTATAAAAGATGCTCTTAAAGAAGCTCTGGAGGCGCTGGAATAAAAAAACAAGAGTGAGGTTGTTATGCTCCTCACTCTTTATATGCTAAATTATTATTCGCTTTTATTCTATTTGTTTAATCAAGTAATTCTGTGTTTATCTCGCCAGTTCCAAGTTCAGCTTCAAGGCCTTCTTCGGTCTCCCAACAATTACCTTCTTTATCAAATTCATATTTTAACCAAGGTGCATCTTTGAAAATCATAACATAACGATTTTGATTTTTTTTCAGGAATAGAGAACGGATAACCAACGATTTCTCTACGTAATCTCTCTCCATAAGATAATACTCGCCGGTATTCATGTCTTTATATAAAAATGCAGTGTATTTTATGTTCGTGCTTGCTGGTATTTTAGGGTCTTTTGGTATATTGAACACCCAATAACCTACGGTAGCCAAAGAAGAGTACTTTACGCCAACTTCTTTAAATTTTGAAGTTCTTAAAGAATCTTCGTTAATTTCAGTTTTGGCTTTGGGTTGCTCTTTTTGATTGGAAACGCTGCATCCAGTAAAAGTAAATGCCAATACTATGGCAATGCTAAATAAAATATCTTTCATGATTGTTTATTTGTAAATTGCTTTATATCGTTCAATAATTCGTTTTATTGCGACATTATGCCTTTTGGGGTACAATGCCGCCAGTCGTAAATATTCACGCCGTCGTAAACTTCCGAGCCACAGCAACCGCTCAAAGCATTGTATTGCCCTGCTCGGTATTCCTTGCCTTATGTACTCGTAAGCAAGACTACGTATGTCATTCGTGTTCATGTTGTAGATTTGTGTCATAAGCTTTAGATTTGAATGCAAAGGTAGGTATTTTTGTTGATATTAGTACTATTATATTTTATATTTATTTCTACTAATAGATAAACCTCTAAATTATTCTTAATACAGAGAAATAAACTAAGAATTACTTGGTTGTTCGAATATAAAATATTAACTTTGCGGTGTAAAAATTAATAAACAACTAATATAGGAGATACAACAATGAACAGCAATTATCCATTTGTAAACGACACACACAACCGTTATTGGTGGTCTATTTTTGCCGAGCTTGTCGGAGAGGAAGGTAGCGGAGAATATATGGCATGCATTACAGCACTCAGAAAGACCAAAGAGAAATTCCCCGATGCTGAAATGAAATAAAAACAAAATAAAGGGGAAGCTTGCTACTTCCCCAAAAACAAAAAATATCAAGATTATGACAAAACAAGAAGAAATTAAAGTATTACAATCACTTAAAGGTGATACATACTTTGCACAGAAGTTTGGAGCGGACATCGACCAGATGTGCGAGAATATAAAGAATGATTTTGCTATTGAGTGCGGTTGCACTTTTAACAAAGAAACTGAGGTTTTGCGCAAAGAAGTAGAAAACGTTAAAACAGTAGCAAAAGATATGATTACAATTTTCGCGCATAACATAATTGCTGCTCTCGATAAAGGCAACGACACGGACGCTATGGCCTATCAAGCTGTGGAAGAAGTTATAGGAATCAAGGAGATAATCAAATTCAAACATTCTCAAAACATCGAATTGTCGGACAGCGAAATCAAGTATCTGGTAGAAAATTTGGACAAATAAGCACAAACGATTATGAAAAAGAAAAATTATACAGTCTACACTTACTACAGTCATAAGCATGGAAAGTTTGGATATGTAAAAACTCACAGTGTTGAAGAAGCTATTGAAATAGCACGAAAAGATGGTGATAATATCAAACCAACAGATTTACAGGTGCGTTTATAAACATACCATTATCCGTGAGCGACAGGCGCACATCACGTTCGAGACGTGACACGGAACAATACTACGTAGAATACGGTACAGATTTTCGTTAGAAGTTCCTTTGAGCCATCCGTCTAAAAATGACTGAAAGAGAAATCGGAAGGAGAATACCTAAACTCAGTCGCAAGGACTCGAACTTGTCGTTTGGCCTGTGAACGTATAAGCAGACAGCACGGAAAGGGGTGCTCATTATCCCACCGTCAAACCTTAGTGAAGACGAAAAATCATAAGGCGTGAGATAACACGGCAAACATGTGTGGCATACAGTATTATGGCACGTTAAGAAGAAAACGTTAAACGCAAGATGACAACTTAGATAGTCGGTTTTCGTGTAAAGATAGGCTTTCCATTGTGGTTCGATTCCACACACGGAACTAATAAATAATAATTTAAAACATACGATTATGAAAACTATTTTTTTTGAAGATTCATACATTGCTGGCTTTGAGGTTACAACGGCTAACGATGTTATCAAAGCTCAAGAGCTCGGATTGCACATCTGTGATAAGAATCAGAATTATTTTGATGATATTGTCGTTGAAATAGACGAAGATGGTATAGAGACAGAGCGAGTGGCGACCAAAGAAGAGTGCATGGAAAGAATGTTCAAAGCACTCAAGGAACAAAATCAACTCTATGCTACTTTTAATTATGAAGACAGCGGTATGAAAGCAGTGAAGGACTCCGCTACAATTCTCGCAAGTGACTTCCGTATTGGACAAACTGTCTATACGATGCTAAACAACAAAATAGTAAGTGGAACTATCCTGTATATGTCAATGTCTATAGGCGAACAAAAAGACAAATTCTATTTGGATTATCGTTCACAGTATCTTATCGAAAATGTCTACTCCTTCTGCGCAGAAAGAGCTGGTATCTCTAAAGACGTGTTATCGCTGCCTTCGCAAGAGTTTAACCACATTCTTACTTTGGTACACAAATCCATACACGGCAATTCCGTAGTTATCAGTATTGACAAACGTAAGGAAACTAGATATATGAACGAGATATTCGCAACCAAAGAAGAACTTATAAACAGTCTTTTAAACATATAAATTCATGTTTATAAAAGGTTTTGTGCATTGTTAAATCTAAAATACAATCAATAATATGATAGAAATTCCAAAGTCAAATGCAAGAGAAGAGCAAGAGAATGAGCTTGCACAATGGGTTCTTGACAATTTAAAAGAAAGAAAAGAAGTACAGATTCTTCAGCGAACCGAAGGTTGCTGTGCTGGTAACTGGACAGGATCTATGCCGAACGAAAACAAATGGTATGCATCTTCGTTCGAAGCGGTTGATAACGTTGTGCGAGCATTCCGCCGACAAGGATATGCTGTTACAGAACGTTGCTCGATGCGTTATCCAAGTGCATATATAAACTTTAGAAAATAACGATATGGCTACAATTAGAAAACCACAAGAAGCGTCCACACTGTCACCTGCTTCCATGCAAGAAATTCATACGTCATCTTACGTCTACGTCGTAGAAGTTGAGTCGAAACAGCAAGACAAAGACAATAGTAATGATTTCTGCGACATACATTCAGGAGTCCTTCGTGTCTTTGCAAATAAAGAGGATGCATTGGCTTACGTTCGTCAATACTATGATGAATGTAAATTGGTCAAAAAGAGTATTGAAACTTTTGAAAATGGTAATGGATATTTCTATGTTAAAGTAAGAACATATAGTGAAAACATTCCGGATTCTGTGTCTTTAAGTGGCGAGAAGTTAGAAAATAGAATATGCATAACAAAAGTTAGTTGTTATGCGTATGAAATATCGACTGACTTTGACAAAGAAAAGGTTTCTTTTGATGATGACTACTACGATAAATTCATTGGATAGAACATGAACGTATACACAGAATATATGTTGGCAAAGCTGTTTAATGTTACGACAACTTCGCCATATGAATGTGATTTAAAGAACACGGTGCCTGTTAAAGGCAGAAAATCATATCGCAATGCAATGGCAGTATCAATACGTGTAGTTGAAAATAAAGCAATTGGACCTGCGGTGTCGCTTATGCTTCTCGTTGATGGGCATTATCGCAAGATACAATGGAATATGCTCACTGATAACGAAAAGATATGTATTCAAGAAGCGTTAGGTATATAAACGCAAAAACCCACTGCCGGCGGAGATACATTTGGCAGTGGGCAATTTTGAAGTTTAACGTAATATCTCGTTACGAGATACAACAATGTGATGCAAAGGTAGCGTTTTTATTTGTGCATGCAAAATATTTGACGTACATTTGCAAAATATTAACTAAATAAGCATTATGGAGATTCCTTTAAAAATTCGCAAGGCATTAAAACAAGAGACAGCCAAATATAAAGGTCATATTCAATATCTTGGCGTGTATAAAGGTAAAACAGCATGGATGTTTGATTATTCAGATCCAGTTTGCGTAGGACCTCCTTCACTTTATTTGTTTGATGGAAGCAATGTCGAGTACCTTTGTGGCGAAGAAGTCTTTGATATTATTTCACAACTTGAAAAATCTTAGCAAACGCAGGATTGAAAAGTTTATCATCAATGCGCATAATGCCACGACATTTGTGAATGAAACCTTCATAACGATCCCAATGAGCCTCGCCATATTTGCATAAATTAGCAAGGTTCATTTTTTCGTCAACGCCACAGTATCTTTGGCAATAAACTTGTGCGTCTACACGTTTAAGACTGCCATCAGCAAATCGTTGTATAATAGTGCTGTGTCCTCCTCCTTCAGACCATCCGATAGACATTTCATAAACGCCTGTTTCTTTGCATACATCTTCTATAAACTCTTTATATCTAAGAGCTGTCATTTCTTTATAACCACGTGCATTTTTCCATTGATTTAATTGTACCCATGCCGCTTGCGTTCCGTCAACATTTAGCCATTTCTCCCAACATTTTGCACCTTTAGACAAATACTCAACTAAAGCATTTGAGTAATTGCCAGCTGTTACATTAAAGCCCATTAGGCGCATCATATATGTTGGAGAACAAGTAGCGCAATTTATCTGATACCCATTTTTTTTATTTGGAACATATCCTGGATTCGCATTTTGCTGGTCGGCACGTTCCCATGACATAGGTCTGCCTTTAAGTATGCCGAGTTTCTTTTCAAGCTCGCGACAATTTGCTATCTGCTCGGGTGAAAAGCCGCCCCACAACAATTTATCCCAACGCTCACGAATAGAAGTGCCTTGCTTGAAGCGTTTAAATAGACGCTCTATATTGTCAATATCCCAAGTCTTATTTGATTTTAGAGCATCTGTAACATCGTGATATCGTTTTTGTAAAGCCTTGCCCATAGTGGTATAATTGGAATATGTCAAATGTCCTATAACTTCGTTCATTCGTTCCATATACATGTATGACCGCCTAAGCGTCCAGTTTTTCTGTATTTTATCTGCATTTCTTTTCGCATGCCTTGCCTTTGCAATTTCTTGAATAGCTTCACGACGAGACATTGCCTTTACGCCCATTTCCTTGCGTTGTGTTGCGTCCAAATACTTCACCCAATAACTTTTATTATCAGCTAAATGCCATGCAAGCTTACCGCGTTTAAATGCGTCCACGATTTTGTCACCGTTGGCTTCAATATACCGTTTGTATTGGTCGGGCACGTCCTTTACACGGTTCGGAGATATGTAGTTTGTCATATCTTCTCCTTTTGCCAGTCGCTTATAGAACTGCTTGCGTTCTTCACCGCTAATCATAACGGGATCACTGGTACACATGCACTGAGAATGCCAACTGTCCCAATTAAAATCTTTGGGGTAATAGCCTTCGAGTTCGTCGCAGATATCTGCGTCTTCCTCTGGATCGTGCTGTGGAGAGATATGTATATGCTGACCAATGACGAAAGGTTCATTTTTCCAACGTTCGTTTCGCGCCTTGTGATAAGCTGCATTTATCTCCGTGCGAGCAACACGCAGAGCATTCTTTCTTGCGGAGCGATATACGCCTTGCCCTACACGTTCGAGCGGCTCTTCTACAAAACGTACACGTCCATCGATAATACGCTTCCTGCGCCAAGTGACAACATCCTTCTTCTGTCCGTTTTTCAGCACTTTCACGGTGTGATAGCGCCGGTACATCATATCGGGGTTGTTCAAATACTGTCGTATTCTTCTGCCCACCTCTTCTGCGGACGTACCCTTTTCGAGTCCGTCGGCTATCACGTTAGACATCGCCATTTCAAACTCCGCTTTTGTCTGCTGGCAGTAGTTCCAAACGGACTGCGCGAGGTTCAATCCGTTTTTCGCATTAAGCCTATTGGCTATAAACGTCGCTGCTGCCGTTTTTCTTGCGGTTTGCAAGGCTTTGTCTGATAGTACGGAGAATTGCCCCAATGCGTCATTATCGTGCGAATACGCCAAAGAAACGCCGTCTGTTATGCCGCTTTTGTAGCATAATATACTGTTTTGGAAATAGTCGTTAAATATGTCTTCAAGTCGAGCTTTAAGCAAAGGGAAATTGTCAAAATTGAAAAGAGCGTCACTTTCGAGCACATCTTCGTTATAGCCAAGAGAGAGCAGCTTCTTGACATAACCACTATACAACATGCCAAGTCGGCGGTTGTACGCTGCGAACAGTTGGTTTAACTGCTCTTTCTTTTGTTTTGATGTTAGCTTCTTTGACATTATTTTTTATCTCTACGTGGAAATTGTATAATCAAATCATACGCATCCTTATATTCCTTGCGCCACTTGAAATTAGGCTTTTCGATGGCTATTCTTCCATAGGAAAATATTTCTGCGACAAATTCTCCAAATCCTCCTCTTATTGCATAAGAAGATTTTAATTCGGGTTCTTTCTTTAACTTATCATAGATACCTTTTAATTTAGCCCACTTCTTATCCTCTCTTAATTTTTCATTATATGCTTTCGCTTCGTTTAGCTTATCCATAAATTTCTTATTATTTGGATTAAGCTTAACTAATTGCTTGAATTGATTTAAATTTTTTTCAATTCTAATATCAAAAATATGCCCATATTCATGGTCTATAAGATATCCCATGTCCTCTCTTTTATATAGCCCTACATCTATATGTCCATCACCATAATATTTCCCCGCTACACCTGCACTGATTTCGCGTTTGTTTATTATATTCACATCAGGATAAAAACCAAACTCGTCATTCAGTTTTTTAAGTCTATCTTTAATAAACTCAACGTGTTCTTGTGGGACACCATCCTCTACATGAATCTTGCTTTCTTTCTGTTTATGAGGGAATATCTTCCTTGTTCCCCCACCTCCTTTTGCCATAATTATTATTTTTTTTACAGTTCGTATTTCTTTATATTAAATCCTCTTGGTAACAACAACTCTTTCTCAAGCCCACCAATCCATAAAGCATGTTCTCCTTTAGGAATGTAATATGCTTTTACCTTGCCGAAATCTGAAGCAACGATTGGGGATGTACTTGTTGAAATAAAACCATTATTGTCATAAGGATGATCTTTTGTTCCACGATACACTACTATGCCTTTTTTTAGTTGGGACTGAGACAATAATTTATCAACAGCATTTATAGTACTTGTTTGTGATTTACTCAAAGGAGACGATGACAAACCTCTTAATTTTTTATTTATTGTGCTTGTCATTTGGTAATATTTTACTGCTTCATTGTTTACGAGCGAAGGTCCCTTTACTTGTGGTACTTCGTTATTTTCTTCTTCAACATATTTAGTATATTCGTCTTGTAATTCTTTAGTAGAATTGTTATTCCATTTTTCTATAAATGCAATGGTGTTTTGTCGCAATCCAGGACGAGTTGGATTGTTTACTCTTGTTCCTCCACTATTCTTTGCCATAGTTATTCCTCCCCTTCGTTATTTATCGATTGTGCTGCTGATGCGGAACTGCCCATACCAAGCATTGCCGCCTGTTGCATTAATTCGCTCTGTTGCTCTTCTTTCATTTCTTTTTCTACACTATCTGCATCATCGTTGAGTGGATTAAGCTCAATGGAGCGACGCTGCGAGGTCGACGGTTTGCCTCCGTTGCTCTGAGTGATAAGTTGCATTAGCTCAACATTATTCTTTGGTATGTACGGCTCAAACACTGGTTCAAAGTCAATATTCTCAGCCACACTCATGTCTATGCCTTTTACGTAAATGCCGGCGTTGCAAATACCATTGGCTACGATGTTACTTCTGCGTGTGAACATTTCTCCATACATTTCCGTTTTGTTGCCAACCTTTATAAAAGGATCTGTAAACATCAAACGTATAGCGACACCGCTTGTATTGTTGCCCAGCGTTTTCATGTTCTCGAACGATATGTCGGGAGTCTGCGTAAAAGAGAAAATAATGTTGAATAGGTATGCGATTTCGCCTTTGACCGACTCGGGCGAATGATCCCAAGATAAAACGTTCATTTTTGTGTCTTTCCCTCCTTGGAATACTGCACCCTGTTCGCCTTTCTCAGCAAAGCCTTCAAGCCTGCCTTGTATAAAATACTTGGGTGTACCAAAATAGTCATTTGTATCACCCCAGTTGGATATACATTCCTCCACACGGTCTGCTGCCCATTGAACGTCCGCCCATTCGGATTTGGACTGACGATAGTATACGACAGGTATTTTGGTAAAGCCGTGTGCTTTTACGTCTATGCACGTCCAGCCAGAGCCATTATTGATATACTTGTACACATGAAGGTCTGTGTATACATCGAAATGCTGTTCAGACGTTCCAAGCTCGTCAAATGTGTAGTATTCACGTCCGAAGCCGTCCATACGATGCCAATCATTGAAATGCGGATAGAGCTTATCGCCATTGGCAGGAGATAAAAGCTGTACACGTATCTCACCACCGAGTCGTCCGTTTTCGTCGGTTGTCATATACCACAACTCTGCCGCTTCACATTGTGATGATACTGTACGCACAAGTCGTTTGTCAAAGTACTTCATTTTGTTGTCATGGTAGCAGTGCAACAATGCATCAAAAAGCTGCTGCTGCTTGCTGTTAAGCGACTTTAACAGCACGCCATGCGAGTTCGCTTTGTACGTTACGGCATTTGTAAGTAAGAATCCGACAAGTCGCTCCACAATAATATTTTGCGTAGGCAGAGCAATGCGCACTCGGTCAACAAGCTCGGTTTTGTATATAACCTGTCCTGTAATCGGGTCTTTTTGGTCGGTTGGTACTTTTATCTTCTTTTTCTTGCGTTTGTTTTTGTCGAAGACGTCATGCTTGTAAGGATCCCACTGATTCATAAGTGTTTCAAAACTCTCATGCTGTGGTAGTTTTCTTGCCGTTAGTAACATATGTACTGTGTTGGCATCGTTGACGAGTATTTCTGTTATCTTTCTCATATTTTGCTAACTTTGTTAGCAAAGTTACAAAACGCATATAGCTGGCGATTACAAAACCAATATGCTGTGTAAACAATTTGCAAAGTCTTAAAAAATCTAATAAAAGAAAAATTTATAGCAGATAATTTTGTTATATACTAATAATATATTAATTTTGCGTTGTAGAAATTAATATATAACTAATAAAAAAAGGAGATACAACAATGAAAATTAAAGTTGCACGCAAAGATGGTTTACCTATCATTGGCAGAAAGAAAAGCTTAACATTTACAATCTCAAGAGACCTCGAACAGCTAAGCAAAGCAAGTGAAAAAACGTTTTGCATTAACGATATAAATAGTGACGAATGGTCTGTTTCGTACATTAATGACGAAATGGAGAAGAACAATGAATTGATAGAGTTTGTGTTCTCTATTGAGGATTACAACAAAACTTTTGAGGAGGTAAATGTTATCTATTGGAAGAATGATATAATAGAAGACGAGTTTGAATTTATCGCCACAATTGATTAAAAACAATCTAAGCCTACGCACAGCAAACACCTAACAATAGGGTTTGCTGTGTTTGTTTTATATTATATCCAAAATTTCGCTTGCACTCATACCACTGCCGTAAGCGCCAAGTACTTTGTCAAGTACAACATAGCGAATTCCATCTAAGCCGTGATTCCACATGTCAATTGGTACATTGAGCCATTTTCCTTCTTTGTCCCGTTGCCAAGTGTAGTTGTTGAACTCCTTGCGAATATTCATAGAACGTCTTGTAACGTGTATCTTAAACTGTTGCATTTTCATAATGCCAGCGTTTACAGAACCCTTGAACTTTGTAACAGGTTTGATATTCAGACCAGCATTGTATATCTCATCAACAAGACGTGGGTCTGCGCTCTCTGATATTATTTCTAAGTCACCTTTTATATTTTTTAGTTCTCTAATTATATCGTCAGTCATCATTTTCGTTTGATAGCAACGCTCGTCTACATATAGGTCGTTACCACATAGATAGACTTCTACAATAGCTGTAGGGTCGTTGGTATAGCCAAAGTCCATGCCAATCCAATGGTGTCTATGTGCTTCCACTGGTATATAATCGTCAACAACGACATTCTCAAATACAAGACCCTCAACAATGGCACGCTGTCCGAGTCCGTAAATTCGCCACAGGCTCGGATTTTTCCATTTAAGACTTTCAATCTCAGCGATTACCTTTGGTTCAAGGAATGGATTGTCCTTATAAGTAGATATGAACCAATAAGTATTTTTCTCCTCGTTTACTTGGTTTATCCAGTGTTCTTCTGAGAAAGATGGATTATAGTCGAGTATGGAGAACTCTGTAGTACGCATTTGCAGCTGCTGCCACTCAATAAAAGAAAGCTCGTTAGCCTCGTTTACGAACAAAATCTTACGCTTTGAACCGCGCACCTTCTGCTCGTTGTCGGTAGAGAAAAACTCTATCCAAGAACCATTAGGAAAAGTGTAGACATACTCCGACTTGTTCATTGACTTGTCATTCCACCAACCAAAGGACAGCATCACATTCTTAAAGTCACGGTATACAGTACGCTTAATAGAAGGCATACCGGCACGTATGATGGAAACGGTTGTGCCAGCGTTATTAAAGCAATAGATACAAAGAAACTGCACGACCGACCATGTTTTGGCGCTGCGCGAGCTTCCTTGCAATGACACGGTCGTAAATCCTGCTTTCTTGGCAGCATCTACTCTCATGTAGTTCTTTGCTAAAAATACGTGTGGCATATCTATTTGCTATCCTTTCTTTTTTATAATCAATGCGCTTCTGTCAATAATAACGTAATAAGGAGCGTTCCCGCCATTTTTTAAGACTTTATAGCCTTCTCTTGCTGCCGCCGTTGAATACCCGTATGTATCTTTCTTGTCGTATTCTGAAATCTTAGAACCAGATTTATAGTTTGTAGCCGAATTAGTATATTTAGCAAATCCATCTTCTATATTTTGTTTTAGCACTGTTGTTCTTATCAAATCAGACTTCTTTATTAATGCACTGATAATATTATTACCATACGTCCCTTGAAGATATGAAACGTCTGACGAGAAGTAATATCCAAATCCCAAATTATTAATCTGGTCGTTTATATAATATTTTCCCGAAACAATTTCCTTATTATGCTCTTCAGTTCCTTCATGGAATACTTCGACATAATCGCCACTTTTTAGCAATTTTTCGTATTCGGCATCAGAAACTTTTTTAGGTTTTCTTTGCATGAAATTGCCAAGACCTGCATTTGCTTCTATCTTAAATATTTGCTGTGCATCGTGCAACACATCTTCGTAGGTATCACTATGCGACCATTCAAAACCTTTTGATGTACCCACTCTTGTTCCTCCGCTATTCTTTGCCATAATTTTATTTTTCCTTAGTTTTGTTATTTTCTGTTTCTTTGCGTTCTTTCTCTTTTTGTATCTCCGCAAGAACCTTGTTGTATTCTTCTGTGCTTGTAACGACATGCACTTGCAAAGGATCCTGCTTAATTTGCTCACCTTTGCTTGTAAGGTCTATATGCTGTATCTTGCCATAGGCTCGGTCTACGACACGTTCGAGTATATCCATGCCCTTCTTGTCAAGTATGCCCTTAGCAACAATGCGCTGCATCATAGGACGTGTTTTGTCGGCAAGAACGGCTTTAAGCTCGTCCTCGGGCAGGGTGGCAATATACAGAAACGACTCGGCTATGGTCTGCGATGTTGGCACTTCATAGCCTTTTTCCTTCATTTCAGCGATAAACGCCGTCATCGTCTTAGGCTTAGGCGGTCGCCCTTTAGGATTGGTAATCTCGCCCTTTTTAAACTTGCCTTTCTCCAAATTGGCAAGTTGCTTTTTACGTTTATTTTCATTTTTTGATAGTGCCATATAATTTCCTTTCCTCCTTATATCTTCCTTTCATTATGTGTTTAAAGTGCGTTTAAACACGTTCATCGAACATTTAAACGCATTTATCATTATTTAAAGCCATTTTACGGCACATTTCAAGAATGTGCATATACTCCATCAGTTCACCACGACGGAGTATGTTGGCACACAGGCTAACAAAAGCAATTGCTTTGTCGCTTTCGTTTATGCGCCTTATATCATTTGCGCTTAACGTTAGCAAACATTCCATCACCGCCACCTTGTCCTTTGCAGGCAGCGATGATGAAATATTTATGTTGAGCGCACGCTCAATGGTTGTTCTGATGGGCAGTGGTTTACTCATAATAGTTTCTTTATTTTTTCACCATAAAATATTTGTGACATCACTTTTTGTTCATTATTTTTTGTCGTTGTCTAAATTATTATTATATTTGCACATCAACTTTTGTTGTGGGAGGGTTAGTAGCCAGTTGGAGTATATGAACCATCGGGACAAAAATAAACCCTACGGCGGCATCCTATATACAGGCGATACCGCCTTTTTTTTATTTTATATTCCGATAGTATATTTCCCTGTGACCCTCGTCAACATGCAAGTATATCAATGGTTTTGCTTCTGTTTGACCATCTTTTACCTGTCTCTTGTATTCTTTCACGCCTGCGTCAATGTCCTCCCTATGGTATTTTGTGCCTTTGGGTGTAAACGTGATAGCAATGTCTGCTTGTATCCTTTGCTTTTTATCCTGCTTCCACACTTTAAAGCTATGCTTAATACCCTCTGCGACTTTGTCGGCACTTGGCTTGCCTTGAAGAGCCATAATTTCGTGAGTAAACGAATTGTCGGCCACCCCGTCAAGCGACGGCATTTCCAAAGACCTGCCATCTCTTAGTCGTATTTTTACGCCGCCGTCTTTTTCGAGCGTAAAACTCAGACCGTTTTCGGCAAAGATTTCGCCCACCGTCCTCTCCAACTGGTTGTGCGGATTAGACCCTTTGTAGATTGCAACAAAAGCATTATTCGGATAACCCCTCCTAACCACTTCATACCCTTGCTTTTCGTAGCTCTCGGCAAGACTGGCGTTTCTAATCTTTCTTGGGTTATTGTTTCTTGTTCCTGATGAAAGTTTTACAACTTGTTTATCCATTAAGCAACTTTTTAAAACAGTCCCCACTCGGCGAACTTCTCGAAGCCACCGACCTTGTTGATGTAGTCTTTTGCTATCTCCACAATCTCGGAGTACGGCTTGCCGTCTACGGTTTCGTCACCGATAGCGCAGAACAGTTCCACAGGCTTCAGCTCTTTTTGCGCCTTAAGAAAAGCATATATATTAACCGACACGTCGGCTTTAGACAGGTCTTTTCCGTGCAGTCCACCGCCTGTTACCGACTGAGCCATATCAGAACCGAGCTTGCGGTTGGTTGCTCCGCTATCGACATCGATGCCTCCAGTCCAGTCACCGAGTGGGTTGACAGTTGTAGCAGGGTAGAGCTTTTTCAATTCCTCTGTCTTTGCGTTACTCTGACAGATAACCAGCTTTTCTCCGGCAAGGATGTACTTGCCGTCTGTTGGAAAAATTGCGTATATATCGTGGGCTAACTTTGAAAGAGACTTCTCTTCAACTGTGAGGGGTATACCCCTGAAAATGCCGTTGTCACCGCAACGGATAATACCATCTTGGTTCTTTGCAAGGTGCGCGTCCTGTGGCTTGACTACAAGGTTCAGTCGCAAATTGTCACAATTGGTGATGCGCTCCACGATTGTATAAACTTCTTCTTTAGAGAAAGCTACGCTACTTTCAATAATAACGTTAGCTACGCCATGTCCGATAAGGACTTCAACGGCTATTTTCGGACTGTCCTGCTTGGTGTAAGCAAGGTCAACGATAGCACCTGCAATGCGGTCTGCCACCTTGTCGGGGTGTTGTGGGTTTACTTTTTCTATCATTTCTAATTTTAATTTATGTAGTTAAACTTTGATTTTTTCAGCCTTTTTGCCTGTGTAGGTTTCCCAACGGTTGATTATCACATCACAATAATGAGGGTCAAGCTCCATTGAAAAACCGTTTCTGTTGAGTTGTTCGCACGCCATTATAGTCGTGCCGCTACCACCGAAGCTGTCGTAGACATTCCAGCCTTCCTGCGATGAGTTCTGGATAAGATATGCGAAAAGTGGAATAGGCTTCATGGTCGGATGTTCGATACTCTTTGTCGGTCGGTCAAACTCCATAACGGTCGTTTGTTTTCTATCACTGAACCAATTATGGCTCGCTCCCTTTTTCCAACCATACAGACAAGGTTCATGTCGCCATTGATAGTCTTGTCTTCCGAGTACCATAGAGTTCTTTACCCATATCAGATTCTCTCGCAGCTCCAGGTCTACCGTGTTGATAAGGGCTTTTCTGAACCAATAGGAGTAGCCGTCGCTGTGGAATATATAGAACGAAGCGCCTTTCTCCATATTAGCATTGGCAGCGTTGAATGCGTTTGTTAAAAACTCCTCGAATTTATCGTTGTCCATTTTGTCATTTAAGACGGTCAGTCCATCCTTGCGATGTCCTTCTGTTTCTGCGAAGTCATAACCGTAAGCCACATTATACGGTGGGTCTGTCAAATAGAGTTGGATGTTTGTTCCCCCGAGTAGTTTAGCAACTTGCGATGAGTCAGTAGAGTCACCACACATTAGTCTATGCCTGCCGAGCTGCCAAATATCCCCGAGCTTACATTTCGCTTCAATCTCATGCTCGTCCTCATCGTATGCGTCGTCTTCCGTTTCTTTGCGCTCCGACATTTCTTTGACTGGCTCCGTGTCGGTCAAGAACGAGCAATCAACGCCCCAGTCCTGCAAATCGTCTACCTCCCAATCTCCGTTGGCAAGCTCGTCCCAGTCCCAGTTGCCAGCCTGTACGTTGTCCTTGATGGCGTATTCCTTAATTTTAGCAATGGGCACGTCCTTGTTAAGTACAAAGCAAGGCAGCGCATCAAAACCTTCTACGCCTTCGTTGTGCAGTTCCTGACAGATACGCAAGCGCATATTGCCACAAATAACGACAAACTTGCCACCTTCGGCAGCGTATACCATAAGTGGTTTGTATTGCAGCAGTTCCGGCGAGTCCTTGAGTGACTTTTTTAGCTTGTCATGTTCCTCTCCTTTGAGATAACGAGGATTCTTTGGGATGCCCACAATCTGCCCTTCATTAAGCTCCAGACAGCTTAGGCTTATTCGTTCTTTAACGCCCAATTCGCTGAGCGTGTTATTCTGCTTTTTTGCCATATTAAACGTGTTTTATAATGATTTAAAGCAAAGTTAAGCTGTTTTATCAAGGTTTATAAGGATTTATCAGTTTCCGTGTAAACAAAAAGGGCACGCTACGTTTTTGCCGTGTGTACCCTTTAAAATATGTATGTCAGATTACAACTGTGCCACCTGTGTTTCTGTGAGCGTTTCACAGATGTTCGCCGTTATTGCGTCTTGCATAAGGCGGTAGAGTTCGGATGAAGCTTCGATTACGTTCTTGCCGCCAACTTCGCCGTCATAAACGACGATTAATTTGTTCTGTAGTCGAACGAAATCCCGCAGCAAAGCGAGCATGCTGTTAGTTGTGTCACTGATTGAAAAGTTCTCCTTATTGTTATTTATTGCGTTCGTTTCCATTGTTTTGCGCGTTAAAGGGTTGGTGTGTTTGGTTCTATTTGGCGGTTTTGCCGTTGATGTCAGAGATAGCTCGCTTTACATTAAAATTGTTTTTGTAAAGTGCGAGAATAAAACGTCTGCCTCGTTGATTCCAAACCAGATATGGCTTGGAATAAGTTACGTCTTTGTGTCTGTCGTAATAGGTGTAGGTTCGTGTGCCATGCAACTTCCATGTGCTGTAAGGCTTGTTCATCAGCCATTGGTTGGATTGACGGAAGATGATTTTGAGTTGTTGCAATTTGTTGTGCAACTCATTAGGTGTTATGCCAAGCTCATTTGCAATCTGCCGTGTAGTGAGCATATTCTCGGCAGCAAGCGTCTGGTCGTAGTATTCTACCTTTGGTGCGTCCTTGGCGATACGCTCGCTTTGTACTTCGATAACTTGTTTGCTTTGGCTGTTTTCGCATTCAAGCTCTTTGATGCGCTGCTCACGTCGTGCGAGTGCCGCCTTGGCTGCTATCAAGCCACGGGCGATAATATCCTCCTCACTGTCTTCTTCTTTTGCCACAACGTATGCGCCTGTTGTGCGAAGCGAGGGCAACACTTCGTTGAATACCCAATCTTGGAACTTGCGAGCTGTGGGTTTGCGAGACTGAAAGATGCAGCGGTAGAGGTCGGGTTCGGTGACAAAGTACATTGCTATTGTTTGAATAGCATTTGTTCCATCACCTTTTTTGCCAGTAACTACCCCTACGTTAATTGAACTAAGGTAGGGGTGATTGTGTTCTCCTTTTGGGACATTAGTTGAATTAATGTCTCCTCCTAACCGTTTAACCGTTGCTCCAACTTGCAACCCAAGCGAATCGCACACATCTTTAAGACAGAAAAGCAATTCGCCTTTCTCATTCCGTGTAACACGAAGCTCTCCAAACATTGGAGAATTAAAAATTTTTACGTCAGTCATTTTCGTAGATTTTTTTTGACGTTAATATATTGTTGGGTTGATACAACAAAAAGAGTGTACCGCTACCCTTTGTCAAATGCCTCTACGAAAAGCACGCACACGCCATTACAACGTATGCAAGGGACGATACACTTGTATCTTATTCTGAAAAAAACGATTAGGCATAAAAAATGCCCTCTCGGGAGAACGAAAGAGCCTTGTTTAACTCCTCGTAGATTTATTTGACACCACAAAATTATAAAAACTTCTGTGATGCGCAAAATTTTTCTTGAGATATTTTGATAGACTAATAAAAACTTAGCACTTTTATTAATCTGTAACTGTGATGATTATACAGAATATTAGTTTTGCTGAATCCATATATCCTGTATAATCACGCTCTTAATGTATATATTTATCTGTTTAACAAGTTTAACAACCCTTTACGCACAGCTTTTTGCACCTGTGATTTTGTATAAGTTGTTGCCATGCCGTAAGAACCACTATTTGTAAACACTTCACGACCGAAAGAATATCCGTCAGATTTTCTTACGACATCAATGATATGCCTGCCATCATATGACGGGACGTGATTTATGCGATATTCTACACCTTTGATGGTTATATCCTCGTAGCTGTTTGCTTTGGGCAACTTAAAACTATTTATTTCTTTTGTTTTTGCACTGATATATTCAGCGTTATATTTTGTGCTCGTACTTGCGCTGCTGCTTGTTCTGCTTGCGCTCGCATTGTTTGCGCTTACTGTTCTTGTAGAACCTCCACCTTTTGCCATAATCTTTCGTTTTTTTTGCAAAGTTAATATTTTATGTAGTCAGGGGGGGTAAGCATTGCCTACCCCGTGTAAACAATTAATCCTCCTCGTCGTCGCGTTCAAGTTCTGCGTCAGGATTTTCTGCCTTGAACACTCTCCATGCTTTGTTAAGTCTGCGACGCTGATATTTAAGGTCGTCTTCAAGTTCTTCCCAACCTGTAAGGTATATATCACCATCTTCTTCTACGTATTCAACTTTGTAGTCTAAGTCATCTACGGAAGCCTGAAAACCAACAACGTTACCATTTTTATCTTTAATGTCATTAGCTTCAACCATTCCCATTGGGCTGTAACCTATACAGGTACATTCAATGTCTGGCAATGACATATCGCCTGATGCATCAAAATATTCTTTAAGGTCGTTGTTAAGTTTTGCGACCTTTGCTTTGCGTGTGTTGAGCTTGTTAAGCTCTCTTTTTGTAAGCTGTATCATTGTTGTATCTCCTTTTATTAGTTGCTTATTAATTTTTACATCGCAAAATTAATATGTTATCTTCAAACAACCAAATAAAACTAATAGAAATATTAGTATTTGATATATTTTAAAGCTTGCTAAATGCGTACATTATATATAAAATAAAAGACCGACCCTCGCGAGCCAGCCTTCTACTTAAACCTTTGCTTATGAGTAAAGCAAAGGTACTTCATTAATTAATAATCACCTAAAAATCACTTGTCGCTAAATAAACTAATTTTTGTCTTCAATGTTTTGTTTACTGTTCGATGAGAAATCCTCTATCTGATGCGTGAACGGTGTGAGTTTTTCAAGTTCTTTCTTAACTGAAAATTCTTCGTTGAAGAATGCCACACCTTCGTGTATCTTTTTTAACGCTTCTATTTTTTTCTTTGTCGTAACAACAGGATTAATATAGATACAACCATTCTCTTGGGCGAACCGCCGGCATTCGTTGCCGCCACCGTATATAACGAATAGAGGAGTTTTGCCCAAAGCCCAGTCCTTGGCGATAGACAATTCAAAGGCAAGGTTGTTCAGACGGTCGGAATATCCGCGTGTAGCGAAAGCCCTCCACCCACGGGGAACGCCAAGCATGTTAAGCTGATACCATTTTTGTGCTACATTAAGGTCGACGAATATGCCAATGCCACGGGTCTGCATAGCGCGCGCAATCCATCGCTTTTTGTAGAGAGCTTGCATGCCGAATGATATAGGAGTCTCATTGAACAAAGAGAAATTGGGCTCTACAATGTTTGCAGGATGATGTTGTTTGTATATCTTTTCGGGATGTTCGTATACTGTAGTGAAGCGGTAATCGTCAGTATAGAAATGTAGTGTTCCTGCACCATTCATGTTATATGTGCGCTTTTGTTCTCCAAAACATAAGAATGGTATCTGACAACATTCTGCTTGCATATTGATGTCGAGTGTAGGAATCTCCAGTTCGTTGTCGCTTGGAAACAACATATCTGGGATTGTAATATCATAATCTCTTCTCATTGTCATAGGTTTTAAGTATATTCTTGATTTTATTGTATAATTCGACAACCATCTTGTCTTTGACCTGTAAATACTGCGCATACTTACGTGCCTGATTTATTACGTTTACACGTGTGCGAGCAATAAGACGCGCCGCACGATCTGGATGAATGCAATAATCACGAGTGAAAAGACAATACAAGCCGCGTAGGGTATTTGCACGCACATTTTTTCTTTCTGATACAAGCTCCAAAAAGGTAACTTGTCCTACATCGCAGACCGCTTGCATGATGCGCTCTGCCCAAAAATACTGTTCAGTCTGTGTAAATGTCATAAGCAATTATTTATTAGTTTAACGCTTCAAAGATACTGAAAACTAATAATAAATCAATATAAAGTATTAATAAATTATAAATAATTAAGAGAATATATTAGTTTGATGGATATTTTTATTAATTTTGTGGTGTAAAAAATAGCAAAGCTATTAATCACCACTAAGCGAACCGTGTACATCGTGAAGTGTATAACATGGATTTAAGGCGCGTCTTAACTGACGCATTAAATACAAAGCGATAAGGTAAGTACACAACCTTGTCGCTTTTGCTTTTTACAGACATGAAGATAAAGAGAATCATAATAAATCAGATGTATCGCAACTCTCAATTGAGAAAGGCGATTGCATTCTCTTTGTTTGTAAAAACACACACTCGCAATTCTATTGTTAAGGATTGGAGCGTAAATAAATTGCATGATATTACAGGTATAAGCGCAAATGCTATCAAGGATAGATTGTCTATCCTTAGAAACATGGAATTGATAGAGGAGACAGGTCTTAACAAAAAGCACCTCGTTTTTAAATCATTGCATAGTCACACGGCGCATCGTAATATCGCTATACCTGAACTTACATTTAAACCTAACGTTAACTTAAAAAAGAATGCTTATGCGCAAGAAATCAAGAACATAGAAAATGGTTTGACCGCAATGTTACTTGTGGAAATACAGCGTCGTAAGGATTTTGCCAGACAAATGATTCAGCAAAGAAGCAATCCTTCTTCAAAAAAGGAATATAAGAAAGCTACCAAAACTTGTAATCGTTTTTGTTATGGCAGAAAATTCGTAGACAATGGCATTTCATACAAATATATGGCGGCAAAAATAGGTATGTCAGTATGTAAGTCAATACAAATTGTAAAACTTGCGGTAAAATGCAATATTATAAAGAAAATGCGCAATATCTGTAAACGTATTGCAATTTGTAGTAAATATACAGAAGACATGCTTGTAAACTACACGTACAGTTATCGTAATCATATTTATAAAAATTACGCCAACAAATACGCTGTCATATAGTATGGTATTTATTTAATTATAAAAAACTAAGACTGAAGTTTAACGTAAAATGAAAACAAAAAATTATGAAGACAACAATTAGTTTTGTAGACAATGCAACCACAAAAGAAGCTGGAGTGTATGCTTTAAAGTATGGTTGGGCTTTTACAAAGGGTGTCTGTAAAGACATTAACAGTTTTGTGTATAGACTGCCGTGGATTTGCGTGGCGGTGGTGTCGATAGTAGCTGTAGCAACCGGTTTTATACTTGTGAACGACGCGAGGATGGAAAGAGACCATGCAAACAAGGAAATGGTAAAGCTGAAACAACAAGTAGAACGGTTGAGTTGTGTGGCGGAAGAGGAAAGGAGTATAAGATGAGCTACAATCCTTTTGTTTCTCCTGAATGGCGCACAGCCATCCTTACACTCGATAATGGAGAGCGTGTTCGTGCTAAGGTTCTCATGCCTCATACTGACAAACCCTTATGGCACACCGACCTTGAGCGTCGCTTCATTCACGACTTTAACAAGTCACAACCTAAAGCTATTCATAAAGTTATAAAAGTACATATTTTACGCAATTAACATGATTAAACCAGAAAAATTAAGAATAGGGGATTATGTAAGGGTCAGCAGTGATAACTGCTTGATTCCCCAAGGAGCACTTTGTGAAGTTGTAGCCATAGACTCCGAGCGGACATGTGAAGACAAGAAAGGACTTGCGGATCTACTTCAAGTCGTTAGGGAAGAGTGGGAGTTTTCTCACGGCGTTTGGTGTGATTATATTGAGGGTATTCTCCTTACTCCCGAAATCCTCGAAAAGAATGGATGGAATAAGAGACATGATCCGACTTCTTCTTGCGATATTTACTCAAAAGGCAAAGGCGCTTTTTATGTAAGCTTAGAACAAAGTATTTATAAAAAACAAGAAGAATTTGAGCTTGTTGTAGCCGACACAACTTATCGTTTTGGAAATAAACTCCAGTACGTCCACCAGCTCCAACATATCCTCTGGGCGCTCGGAGAGGACGCAAAATTAATCATTTAACAACTCACAATTATGAAAAAGATAATGTTCAACGACCGCTACGGTCTCACCCAAGCCGTTCTCGAAGGTCGAAAGACGCAGACAAGGAGAATCGCATATACCGCAGGCAGAATGGAAGGTCTTACCATTAGGCAGGATTTAGAAGGAGTAAACAAAGGCAGAGCGTGTCTGTTTGAAGGAGGCATCCTTCTTGCCAAATCCGCTTACAAGCTGGGCGAAACCATAGTCATCGCCCAAAAATACGATAATCTGGTAAAGGACGATGAATTCTACCGCCTTTGTGGCATTCACGGAATGCCCTTGGAATGCATCAAATACGAGAAAGGATGCACCAACAAGATGTTCGTCCGTGCTGACCTTATGCCCCATCACCCGCATCCGCGTCGAACGTCTGCAAGATATCAGCGACGAGGACTGTCTGGAAGAAGGAATTTGGACACGAACCGGAAGATGGTATTGTTATGACATCATAAAACGTGGAGAGGAATATTACGACCCTTATCCCGACCCGCGTGAAGCCTATTCTGTCCTCATCGACCGTATCTCAGGCGAGGGCACATGGCAGTCCAACCCCTACGTCTTCGTCTACGACTTCGAGCTAATCCGATAAATTCAAAAATAAGCAATTATGATAGTAATCAAAATCAAGACATGGAAGGACTGGAAGAAGGACTTCATCGATTGGGTAAAGGAACCACGGCGCAGGACCTGTAAGGAGTATGTGAACTATATGGAAGCGTTGGAAAAAAAATCGCTCTACAAAGTGATAAACAACGTATGTGACAAATACAACAATATGACCGAAGAGCAAATTCATGCTATCAGTGATGCAGTGGAGATTTGCGTCGCCGATTGTGCAAAAACAACGCACAAGCTGATAGACGATTGCATACCTATAAAGTTCTTTTAAAATTAAAATATAAACAATAAACAATCATGACAAAAGAAGAATTTGAAAAGCGCATGAGTGCGCTTAACAAAAAGCGAGTGGCAATCACGCAGGAAATGAGAAACCTACAAGACGAATACGTTTCCAGCTACCCGATTAAGCTTGGCGACAAATGCGTAGACGAGCAGGGTAAGATATGTTGGGTTGCCGATATGAGATTTTGGAGTGCAGAATCAACATGGATGCGTATACTTGTGAATCCAGCCAAGAAGGACGGAACACGTTCAAAACGCGAGGAATACGCCTACGGTGAAGTTACTAAAGTATAACAATTAAAGAAGAAATGGAGGTAAAGACATGAATAATGATAAGCTTGCTGAAGAAGATTTAATAAATCTTAGAGGTTCATTGAACTTGCTTTGTAACAGATACGAAAAAAAGATAAGAGTAGAAGAGTATAGGGCAGTGGAAGTTGTGATAAGATTTATTGATAGAATGTTGGGAGTTTAACCGCCTTTGGGCATAAATAGATATAAATATGGTAACATTATTGACAATTTTAGGAACTGTTTTCCTGATAGTTAGCGCATTATTTTGGTCTGAAACACCAAAGTTAAGAACGGTAAGTATTATAGTAGCATCTGTAGCTGCAATACTTATGACTTTATGTTATGTAAGTGCCGTACTTGCGCAATATATGATAGAGTTTACGAAATAGAAGAACTAATCATCCTCTCCTTGGTGACACGGGGAGAGGGTAAAAAGAAGGAAATATGGATGTAGATAAAATAACATTAAGTAGTTATATTGCATATCTCAAAGGTATGTATAAACGGTATGGCAATATAAGTATTGCGCAACTAAAGCATATAGAAAGAAACAGAAAAAAGGGAGGATAAGCAATGAGCAAAGAAAAAGCTGTTGAAAACATAAAAGAAGCACTTAAATATACTGCAAAAACATCACTAATTGGAACTTCTCCAGCAGAAGTAGCATCTGCTGTTTCTTGGGCAGAAGTTTTATTATTAAGAGCACTTAAAGAGCTGGAGGACTAATGTAACTTGGCAGAAGAGGATTTCGCAGATGAACATAATATAGAATTAGAGGATTGAACTATGGTGACAAATGAAGACCCTTTCAAGGAATTTCCAAAAATAAGCAAGCTGGCAAAGGTGTTAGGCAAGACTGCCATAACATCTGACCCAACTTTGAGACAATGGAAAAGAACCTCGCTTCCATCTGTTCCAATTAAGGAAATTTATGTAGGTAATAGAACCTATGAAGTTAATAACGGATTTACAAAAAAGAAAACTATGACTTTAGATGAAGCAATAGAACACTGCAAACAAAAAGCAGACGAACTAAGTATTTGTAATAAAGATTGTTCTTTGGAACATAAACAATTGGCTATTTGGCTTAGTGAATTGAAAGCTATTAAAGAAAAAAGCTATGAAGAATCTATGGGTGTAATAAACATATTTACACATAACACAAATATGAAAAATTTATGGCATGACATTTATAAAGAATGTATTCCTCTTAACAAAAATATTATAGTTGAATTCACTAATGAAAGTGGATTTTACTATCAGTCTTTAAAACTGCCAGATGATAATCATTGGCTTAAGTCTTTTGTGAAAGAAAAAAGAATAAGACGTTGGTTATATGTTGATGATTTGCTTTAAAACGAAACTATTATGATTGACGAAAAGAAAATTATAAAAGCGGCTGATTTTAATGCCGACAAATACAATCCGTGCCGTAGCGCGTTGGATAGAGAAGAGGCGTGTCGCGCCTCGTTTGAAGATGGGGTAGAATGGTTCAAGGAAAGCCTTTGGCATGATGCAAGTGAAATGCCCGAAAAAGGAAAGGCTTTCATTTTTGCGATAGAATCAAATAATTCAACGCACCACCATATAGGTGTTATGTACAACCCTATGGACTACGACAAGAACCGCAAAATTTGGGGCATGACAGAATGGTGCTATATTGAGGACTTGCTGCCGAAAGGAGGTGGACAATGAAAGAATATAAGGTTGGTGAGCAGATTGTGCTTGAAGTTCAAGAATCAAAAGGCCCGATGCACTGCGATGGTTGTTTTTATCAAGATAGTGCTGTTTGCCAATGGGTTGTTAATTGCTTAGCAAGAGACCGTTCAGACGGCAAGAATATAATCTTTAAAGAAGTTAAGGAGTAAAGCGTATGAGCTACAAATCAAGAAGTGAATGCAAGGAAAGACAAATAACACCTTGTGGAATTTGTCCCTTGATGTTCAAGTGTCCTTATGATGATGATAAAAAGGAGAAAGGAGGTCAGTGATGTTAAACAAAACGGAAATAAGACTGGCAGATGCATAGAATAGTTTTTTAGTCGATGACTGTTAACCAGACAATATGGACAAACACATTCCATCACATCTTATTCCTTTCCTCGATGAATACGAGCGTCAAAACATCTCTGAAATGGAAGAAGTATTCTCCATTAAGCAGGACGGAATGACTCGTGCCGAGCGTCGGGCATGGAAGCGAAAAATAATAGTACAGAAAAAGAAAGCGTGCAAATTAAACTTTAAAACAAATAAAAAATGGAAGAGCAGAAAATAAGACGAGCACTCTTTTTGAGTGTTAGCGACTATGAGAATGAGATAATAAAGGTGCTTAAGAAGCCATTTATGCAGGATGGCAAACTGTGTGCATCTAACGGCTCTTGGCTTGTGCGTATAGACCCAAGCCTTTGTGATACTCATATTGAGTTTGCGGTGAGCGAAAAGCCAAGCCTTAAAAATCTTTTCCCTGCAAAGACTTGTAGCCAGATTATAACCAAGGAGGCTATAAATGAAGCTGTTGAGGAGATACCAACCAATGTGGATGATAAATGCCAAGAGTGTTATGGTGAGGGTACTGTTATATTTACATACATAGCAGATACAGATGGCGAGGAGTACGAGATAGAGGACACCTGCCCTATATGCGATGGAAGTGGTAAGTGTAAAAAAGGTAAGGAGATTGTAACCAAGCAAGAGGACGGTGTTGTGTTGTGCGGTAAGATTCGTTTCTCTACAAAACAGCTTATGTGGCTGGAACGTGTAGTTGATGCTCTCGGTGTAGATAGCGTGGTTAAGGTAAGCGACAAGGATATACTGTTGCTGACGGCTTGTGATGGTAGAGTTGAGATACTTATAACAACAGTTCATGACAACTATAACAATGGAGAAGTTGATGTAAGACTGGGATGATGAATCGCTGAAATAAACAACAAATGTCACGCATATGAAAAACGACTTGAAAGAAAAAATTATGCGCCGACGAGTAGCAACCTGTGAAGATGATGCATTATCCTCTACTACAACCTTCCGAGCTTCTCAATGCGGAATAAGCCATTACCCATTACCCGTGCAGAACGCAGAAAACTCGAACGTAAGTCTAAAAAAAGGAAATAAGATTATGACAAAAGAAGAAACAAAACAGCGCATCGCCGTCATGCAAGCATACGTAGACGGCAAGCAAGTACAAGTTTATGAAACCTCTTTAGGGAAATGGTTTGACACCGACGCTCCTTCATGGATTACCAGTAAGCGATTCCGCGTCAAGCCCGAGCCTCCCTACCGTCCTTTCCGCAACGCCGAAGAATGTTGGTGGGAAATGCTCAAGCATTTCCCGTTCGGATGGATAACAGATTATCAACCCCAAAACGGTGCTCCTCACGATGGAGGTCAAGCAATACAGATAGTATGTGTACATGATGTCGTTGTCTCCGTTTCCCCTTACTTTGAAGAAGATGAAAATGGAAACATACAACGAAATACAGTAACTGACGGACATAGCACCTATGAACAAGCCTTAAAAAATTATTGGTTCATGGATGGAACTCCATTCGGCATTAAGGAAGAAGACAACTGCAAATAATAGCATCGAGGTTCTTTCATTATATGCAGTGATTTGGGTATAAACATTACAACATAAAAGATTTATAGAATGAGAACAATCAAGTTTAAAGGTAAGAGACGTGACAATGGAGAGTGGGTTTCAGGAGATTTGGCCCATTCCTTAAATGGTAATTTGAATATACTGGCTTTTGATACGCAAGATGGTGTTGTCGGTTTTTCCGGGGCGTATCCAGTCGACCCCAATACTATCTGTCAGTTCGCCGGAATGAAAGACATCGAAGGCAATGAAGTTTGGGAGGGAGACATACTTGATGGACGGATTAAAGGTGAAGTGGTCTTCATGTTCGGCACGTTTGCCCTTCACCCTCTTGACTGTAACAAAAGAGAAGTGTTCGCTCCTTTATATTACTTCCGTTTAGGAGATAAAACATTAGACCTCAAAGTAATTGGTAACAAATTCGACAAATAGATATTATGACAAAAGAACAAATAAAGAATGTCCTTCCTCTGATACAGGCTTTTGCGGAAGGTAAAATTATTCAGTATAGAGACCCCAGTCTGGGTATAAAAGAATGGTCAGACCTTGAATATTCTGTAGGGGTACCTGTAAATAATCTTTTAGAAGAACCTAATAACTACCGCGTCAAGCCCGAGCCTCCCTACCGTCCCTTCCGCAACGCCGAAGAATGCTGGCAGGAAATGCTCAAACACCAGCCATTCGGTATTGTGAGTAGCAAACACGACAAGGCATACATGGCTTTCGAGTCTCTCGATGATGGCATTTGTAATTTCAACGGCTATAGAGAAGAAAGCTTCGAGTCTGCATTCGATGACATTCAATTCGCTGACGGCACACCCTTCGGCATTAAGGAGGATTAGGTATGTATGCAAGAAAAGTTGCACTATTGCCCTGTATAATGCAGAATGAGTACTCCTTTCTAAGGTTTGGATATATATCCAATACAAGAAGCATTTTTGGCAGGAATGGAGTAATATCCTCGATGAAATTACAATTTTCAAGACTTTGAAGTCGTAGGCTCCATTCACGATAAGGAATGGCAGGAGAAGTTGAACCTAAAAGACGAGTAGCGTATGGCAGCAAATATAAAAGAACGTACTTACGAGTACACGATTTCGTTTGACTCGGAAAACTGTGAGAAAGTGGATGGAGGATATAACATCCATGGCGCAAGTATTCGTTTGGCAAGAAAACGTCAGCATAGACACGAGAACCCGTCTAAGATAAAGAAATGGTCTTGCAAGCGTCGCTATCTATCCTTAAAAGAGTATTTTGCTCAGAGAGAATATTGGTAAAACAACGAATTAAGCGAGAACAATGAAAGCACGATTAGCGAAGAAGATAATGAACCAGCGACCGCCCGCTTGTGGCGGTTCTGACGCAAAACGACACACGATGTATTATTGGCATTGGCGATGGCTGGAATGGTATAACACCACGCATCCTGCAATATCATATAAGCCGTGCGGATTGGTTTTAGACCACCGCATTGTCAAGGCGCGGATTATGTGGAACAAGAGAAAATAATGACTAACATTAAGATTTCGGTGCATCCCGTTAGCCATCGGCTCGAATGGCGAGGATGGGCGGGTAACTTCTCGCCTGCCCTACGAGCCACCGACTACAAATGCCCTCACTGTATAATGATAGAATATGATTAAGCAACACCCATTCGATGATTTCCATCAGCGCATACATTGGAACGGCAACTCCATCGGAACCGTTACCCTGCAATGGGGCAATCCTGCGCCGAGGCACGGATGGCGAATAATGACAGAATATGATTAACCCTCATACGCCCCGCTACAAGCGCGGCACCATCACCAAGGACGGCAAGTTGTATGGGCGCTATCCCGACGGTTCGCTCTACCGCATCTACTCCACCTCTGACCGACCCTTCCTTCAGATTGTGGACCGCAAGGGCGAGACGTTCCTTCGCATACGCCAAGCCACCGAGCAGGGCTATACCGACTGCCCTTGCCCCGGTGCTGCCGACCTTAGCTATCCCTCCTCGGCTCTAAGGCGCAGCCGGACGGTTGGGGGTGGTAAGCTGGTGAACGCTCTGACCGCAGCAAGCGAAGGGGTTTGTGTGTTTGTAGAATTATAAAATATGACTAACCACGACTTCTACCAATATCCTCGCGGCAACAACGACGGAGGTAGATTAAACACTGACGTTTGCCCGACCGTGACAATCAATTCGTGGCAGCAAAATGTATTTCTGAATGAAGAATATGAATAACATCACAATAGACTACCACATCCCGAAAGTTGGGGGGTATTTACACAAGTAACTGCCAAGTTCAACCGAGGAAGCCTAATCGGACTGAGCCGATGTTTGAAGGCTAACATGAACGATGCAGGGGTAATGATAGAATACGAATAAAGCAAAGACAATATGATCACAAAACTCAACTTCACCGACCGGACCATCAAGAGCTATGCCATACGCAAGCTCACACCTAAAGAGTGTTTCCGACTGATGGGCGTTAGAGACAACGTAATCGGCACGATGCAGAGCAGCAATGCCCAAGCAGCCGAACTACTGCCCGACTGGAAAGGCAAGGGCAAGCCCGAAGACATGGCGGTATCTGCCTCACAGCAATACAAGCAAGCCGGAAACAGCATTTGTATAGATGTGTTAGCATATCTGTATCAAAGCCTTTTCTACCCCACGCCCAAGCCACGCAAACAGCAGCTCTCGCTCTTCGACGACCTCGAAGACGCGCTGCCCGTCCTTCCACCCACCGAAGCCAACGCTGCTGAGGAAAAGATTTTTCTTACGACGTTCTCCGGCTACGATTCTCAGTTGATGGCTGCGGACGTATTAAAGGAGTGGCATCCCGACTTCCGATGGACGTGCAAGGGATGGAGCGACATCGACAAATACGCCTGTCAGATGCACAACCTCGTCTTCCCGCAGTTTGCCGACTGTGCCCTTGGCGACATCACCAAGATTGACTGGCACGCCGTGAAACGCTCGCTCCAGGGACGCGAGGTTGACCTCTTCACCTATTCCTCGCCCTGTCAGGACATCTCGCAAGCCGGCAAGCAGATGGGTCTTCAGGAGGGCAGCGACACCCGAAGCGCCCTCTTGTGGCGAGTGGCAGATGCCGTGGAAGTGCTGCGCCCCAAATATCTCTTACAGGAGAACGTGGCGGCATTGGTAAGCCAGAAGTTCATGCCTGACTTCCAGAAGTGGCTCAACAAGCTCTCCTCGCTCGGCTACGTCTCACGTTGGGCTCGCCTTAACGCCAAGAACTACGGTGTGCCGCAGAACCGCGACCGTGTGTTCTGTATCTCCATGCGCCAGGACGTAGCCTTCGACTACCAGTTTCCCGAACCATTCGAGCTGCGTACTCGACTGGAGGACGTGTTGGAAGAAGAGGTAGCCGACCGCTATTTCCTCAAAGACGATGCCGTGAGCAAGTTTCTCAAGGCTAATGACTCCGACAACGCCCTCTTCGTGCAGTTCGACCTGCCACCGACTCACGAGGCAGCGATGTTCCTAAAGACGTGGCTCACGTTGTGGATGCAAGCAGCCGATGGTTGGAAAATGACATCTACAAGTCTTCAGCTCGCCCTTTACTCGGCAAAGCAGAAAATGGAGTTGTCTTATTCCGTATTCACGGAAAAGGGGGTGGCTGCATTGGGCGAAGAGTTTGAACGGCTGTTCAAGGAGAATATGGAGAGGAAGAAGGATGAGAACTGACAATCCACCCGACCGAGTAATCCGCATCATAGCTGATATGATTGGACGGGGGAGGTTGCTCATCTGCCCAGCCTCGATGTTCAGCGCAGAACGTTTCAACGGAGCATTTCACGGCATTGCAATAACCATCATGTCGCGCACCGATTGCAGCGACGTATTCTTTGTGGCAGTAGAATTATGAAAACAACCAAACCTCTTCACGCAATACAAATGGGTGGGGGTACGATTGCACCAGCAGTCACCTCCCACTACTTCAAGGCAGGTGTGCGAGACTTCCTCTTCGCCCTTGCTATACCACATTGTTGTCTGATTGTAGAGTATGATTAAGGCAATCCCTTTCAACACCGAATCTGACGGCACGTCTCGCACTATCAAATCCCAATATTTCAAAATGGGAGCAGCGAATGTGCTTGACCTTTCGCTTGATGGAGCCAACTTTAAAGCCACTGGCACAATCGTGATATATGAATAACAACCCTCGCCCCATCATCCTCGGCTCCTACAGCCCCCTCGCAGAACGGCATTATCGTTTCACCCCACGGCATAGCCCTGTGTATAGCCGGGGGAGGTAAGGGTCACGATGTGGATAAACCGAAAATATTGATAGAGTATGATTGAACGTTCCATCCTCGTCCACTACCGCACCGAAGAGGCGAAAGCCTACCGCCGCGAGCATGGCGACCGTGGAGGGTGCAAATACGCAGACAAGCTGCATCGTCCCAGTCCGTGGCCGTGGAGCAACACCATCAGCACAGTAACAAAAGACAACCTCCTATGCGTAACATTCAGATAGCAGCCTTCCGAGGTCGCGACCCCGACAACCCGTCCGACCGCAAGCATCCCTCCTGCGGTCGCTTCCGTCAGCGCATGGAGATAAACGTGCTGGGTATTACAAACACGCTTACGTCAGTAGGCAAGGATAATATGGCATATATAGAGTATGAATAATCAAATCCCATTCGTGCAACGCCTCTCGCACCTCTGCCCACGTCGGGGGTATTCTACAGCCCTGTCCGCACGCTACGACGGATGGGCAGGGCTCTACGACGAGCACGGACAGCACACCATTGTTTTGATAGAGTATGAATAAGTATATACTAAATTGCTCGTCAGGCATCTGTTGCGTTCTGACCTCTCATTACGCAAGAGAAGGGTGGGCGAATATAGCAAGCAATACAACATCACAATGCAAAGCACCCGCAATATTAATAGAGTATGAGTAAAAACATAACAAAACCGTAAAAACAATAGAGACAATGAAAGCAGAAGACAACAACCGTATGGAGGCATTGGCCTACATCATTGCCGATTTGAAGGCAGAAAACATGATGATGACAGAGCGTGTGCATCAGCTCACGGACGACTACAACGACGTGGCTCGTCAGCTGCGCGGAAAAGAGAAACACGAGCCTAATACAGAAGGTTACACTCTTGGTGAACTGACTGAAGCCTTGGATAAATGCGAGGCGTTGAAAAAGGACAACAAGATGCTGAAGCAGCAATGCGTTCAGCTTCAGACGGAGCGCGACGAAGCCCAGACCCGTGCTGATGATTACAAGCACCAAGAGAATGAACTGTTCAGACAGATACAACGTTTTGAGCAGTCGGATTTTATGGAGATAGGAGTAGCCTGTTCCTACCAATCCTTTGCGCCGGAAGATAGTCCGGTAAAGGTTGGCTCTACTAAATGCGTCACTTGCCGACACTTCCTCAAGATGGATAAGAGTTTTTGCGTTCTGTGTGCGTGTCGTTACGACTACATGAACGCCGGGGAGACACAAGGACATAAGAATGCCACAGACTGACACCACACGCACCCTCGTAGTCGGCATGATGCAGACTTCTTTGCGTAACAATATATTCGAGATCACGAGCAGAGTTTATTCTACAAAGGGTTTAAGCCCTTCTTGTCTTACGCATACAGGCGGCAACCAAGAGATAAAGGTGTTGGTGGAGCTGTGAGCATGTCCGCACCGCCAAAATATTTCTCCCTACATTTGTAGTCGGAAAAAGCATAGGGGATAGCCCCTTGGATGCAAACGGCTATCCCCTAACATCAAAACGGATAGCCCCTACCCAAAAAGCCTCTTTGTGGAATTGGGTAAAAACATAGAGGTTAGTATTAACGCCCAAACAGTTTATTAACACATGGCAATCAAAACAAGAATTGTCTTTCGTGATAACCATCTCACGAAAGAAAAGGTTGCAAGTGCCAACATCGTTGACTTGCAGCAGATGTCATTCACCGAGTTTTTCGACTACATGGCGCAGAACTCTACAGTAGGCGTAGCGGACGGGATGGCCGTGATGACGCGGTTGGAGAAGAAGCTGTCGCTTCTGTTGGCTCCGGGCACCAAGGTACAGGTGTCTGCTGAGGGCATGGTGGTACCCGTCAGCGGTTTGCTCACACCGAGTCAGCTCAAGGCGAAGCTCGAAGCACGTAAGACAGCCGGCGAGGACGTTGCACAATAACATTTCATCTATGATACAATATCAGCATTGGGAAGACTCCATTCGCATACTCGTCACCGACGAGATGCACCATGGCAGCATACAGGCGTTTATTCCTCGCTGCGCCGAAGACAAGCCTTTGGATGGCGAGGCCGACGCTCTCATTTACTCGCTGTGGGTGGACGAAGCGAACCGTGGTCGTGAGGTGGCAAAGCACTTGATGGAGGCTGTAGAGAGGGAGCTGAAGCGTTGCGGCATAGAGACCGTCGCAATATCGTGGGACGGACGCGACTCTCCCCTATGGGTGTTGCACTGGTATAAAAAGTTGGGTTTCGAAGAAAAGGCGTTCGGCTATCAATGCTGCACGCTTCTAAAACGGCTGTAACATATTAAAAGTCGTTGATAATAAATTCAACTAATAGACATTCAGTAATTTTGTAAATAGTAAAATTATGAAACGAGAAATAGTATACAGAATACAGACAAATATTGACGGACTCCGCTTTAAGGGCGAGCCCAAAGAGACATACATTATATTAAAAGGAACTGTAGCAAGAGTTACCCAAAGGAAGTTGTTTGGCTTTATTCACCTTCCCGACAAATGGGCGTGGGAGATAAGCATGTTCGATATAAGGAGCAAGACTGTATCGGAAAAAGAATGCAAGAACATCTTCTCTTTCGATACATTCAAGCGACTGAGCGAGGTACGTCTTGATATGGAGAGAATGTTAAGAAATAAATGTAAGGATTACAAGAAAATATACTCGCAAAACATCATTCTATAATGATATTTAATTAAAATACAAAAGAGGCATAACGAATAAAATTATGCCTCTTTTTTCTATCGCTTGTCGTACAGAACATAATCAATTACTTTTCTGTTTGCTTCGTCGACTTTTGCTTGGTCTTTTTGAATATATATATCTGTTATCCTATGTGCAGATTTATGTCCTAAACACTCTGCTATTACATCTGTGGAAATTCCTATTTGATAGGCTATTGTTGCAAAAGAATGTCTCGCCCAATATACACTAATGTTTGGCAAATCTATTTCTTTACAAATTAGTTTTAATGCGCGATTCAATGATTGTTCACGATATAGATAGTTCTTAGTGTCGTCAAACATAGACAATAAATGTTCGTCTCCTTTGTATCTTTTTATTATAGCTAACGCTTCAGGCTCAACTTTTATGCTGTATTGTGTTCCAGTTTTTGCACGTTTATAAAAGATTCTGCCTTCCGAAATCTCTTTAATTTTTGAGAGGTCAACTATGTTAATTCCCATCAAGTAAAAAACTAAGAAAAAAACGTCCCTGTATTCAGCTCGTTTTTTAGTTAATTTCGCATTTAGCAAAGTTCTTAATTGCTCGACGGTTAAAGCTCTTTTTACCGTTTCTTCTGTTTTTATGGAATAGTTTAAAAACGCATCATAATCTGTTTTCCCTCTTCTTCTTGCAAAACTGATAACTGCTCTAATACAACGCAGTTTTGTTGCAATCGTATTGTTTTTGTTGCCTTGATGTTTAAGGTGTTGTACAAAATTGTCTATCCATTCTATATCTATATCCTCCAACAAAAGGTCATCATAGTTACAATAATTTTGAATTGTAATAATTGTAGATTTATATATTTTAATAGTTCCTTGGTTATCTTTTGTCTTAATGAATTTTTCGCATTGGGTTTTAAAGAGGTGTTCATTTATATCGTTGTTATCATCTTGATTTGTCAGTATTGCCAATAATTTTTTATTAGGTATAAGTCTTAACTTGCCGGTGCTTTGCAATTCTTGAACCTTGTCAGTTATTTCTACAATTCTTTTACTAAGTTTTAAATTAATGGCATTTTTGTTCGTGAGTAGTTTAACTTTCTCGTTTTTTGAATCCCATTCGTTTGGATGTAATTCATAACCTGTTGCTATATATAAAGCACTGTTTTTTCTCGCTATTTTTATTTTAAGAGGAAACTTCCCATTGTTAAGCCTCCGTCTTTTGTCTAATTTTATAGATATTTTTATCATGTTTACTCCTCCTTTTTTTGCACGTTATTTGCACGTTTATTGAAATAGTTTGTTATGTTTAATATCTTTTTGTTTTGTATTGCAATTGCAAATATATTGAAAAATCATGGAATTTCCTTTGTTTTTAGGATTTATGCAGATTTATTTATTTATATTTAGTAGTTATCATTAATAATTAATAATAATGAGAAGTAACCAAGTCATCATTATGGCTGGTGGCATCGGTAGCCGCTTCTGGCCCATGTCCACCCCCGACCACCCCAAGCAGTTCATTGACGTGATGGGCGTGGGACGTTCGCTGATCCAGCTCACCGTCGACCGCTTGAAGCCCATCTGTCCCGTGGAGAACATGTGGGTGGTCACCAACGAGAAATACATCAGCATTGTAAAGGAGCAGATCCCTGACATGCCCGTTGACAATATCCTCGCCGAACCCGAGGCACGCAACACTGCCCCCTGCATCGCCTACGCTTGCTGGAAGATACAGAAGCAGCACCCCAATGCCAACATCGTGGTCACCCCCTCCGATGCCTTGGTCATCAACACCTCAGAATATCAGCGTGTTCTCAGCAAGGCTCTCAGCTATACAGCCGACAAGGAAGTCATCGTCACCATCGGCATCAAGCCCAGTCGCCCCGAGACCGGCTACGGCTACATCGCCGCTGCCGAGCCCACGGACGTTGACGAGATATATAAGGTGGAAGCCTTCAAGGAAAAGCCCGACCTCACCACCGCAGAGCAGTACCTCTCTGCTGGCAACTACTACTGGAACGCCGGTATCTTCGTGTGGAACATCGACACCATCAGCCGAGCCATCCGCACCTTCCAACCCAACCTCGCAGCCATCATGGACGAAATGTCCGATTCCTTCTATACCGACAAGGAGAAAGAGGTGGTAGGCAGACTCTTCCCAACCTGCGAAAAGATAAGCATCGACTACGCCGTAATGGAGAAGTCGAAAGACATCTTCACCCTCCCCGCCGAGTTCGGATGGAGCGATTTAGGCAGCTGGGGCAGCCTCCGCACCCTCCTCCCGCAGGACGATAACGGCAACGCCAAGGTAGGCAAGGACATCCGCCTCTACGACTGCAAGAACTGCGTAGTCCACGTCGCCGACGAAACCAAGGTAGTAGTCCAAGGCTTAGACGGCTACATCATAGCCGAAAAGCACGGTCAACTCTTAGTCTGCCAGCTAAAGGAAGAACAAAGAATCAAAGAGTTCGGCAAATAGTATACAATTTAGTATTTAGTAGTGATTATTTAGTATTTAGTAGTGATTAGTGGATAGTAATTTTTCTCAAGCATCCAATACAAACCTAGGAGGCTATGGCGTCTCGCCGTAGCCCCGCACCCACGTACAGCCAAGAAACCATGATTATTTGACATGAAGACATGGTGTAGGGTGCGCAGGAGTCTCCTACGAATAACGCAGATTCACACAGATATAGGATGCGCAGGCGAAGCCAAGAATAACTCAGAAATCAAAATTCCTAATCCTTCGGTAGTTCCGCCGAAGACAATATTTGCATTTCTGATGCTCAATACTATGAGCCCGGCGCACAACAAAATCTTTGGTGCGAAATTCTTGAGTTTTGAGCGTGCAGCGATAGTGTATTGACACACAGCTGATTATGCTGACGGGAAAAGAAATGTGCAATGAATACACGCATCATAGAGTTGTCATAGCGCCACTTTTACACTCTAATAGTGCCACTTTTATCATGCAATAGCGCCACTTTTACACTCTAATAGTGGCACTATTGGACTGTAAAAGTGGCACTATCGTTAAGCATTGGTGCTGTTTGCTCAGCAGAACACCATAAAAACAGCTTTTTGATTCTCTATAATCAATTTTTATTTTGTAACATGTTTTTACTCTTTGTACGATATTTGCATGAGTAAGCACTCAATTGGTTGAAGAAAGGCAAAGTTTATCTTGACAAGCTCGTTGAGTCACTGAAGGAAGTAACGTTGGAGAAAACTCTATAGTTAACTGCGACGAGACCTGGTGCAAGGTGCGCAAGTACGACCACTACAAGAAATATGTCTGACGGCTACAATGCCTATACCTTTATTGGTGACATCTTTACCTATATAAAGGATGGTAGTTATCCGATAGACAACAATGCAGCCGAGCGTGCAGTCCGTCCTCTGACAACCCAACGAAATAGCATGCTCCACTTTGGCAGTGATGAGGGAACGAAGATGGCAGTCACTTATTACAGTATAATCAGTACGGTGAAGCTACAGGGTTGGTCGGCGTGGGATTACCTTGGAAAGTTTTTTGTTAACATCTTTAACGGTTGCAGAGATTTTTTCAGTCTGCGGCCAGGCAATATCGGATTGGCAACATGCCAATAGTTAATAAACAAGTGAAATTTTTAACATATCAATATATAGGCACTTGCAAAAGTGCCTATACAAAGGGTTGTGCCCTAAATTGAGTACTAACAGGAAATTAGGACAGATGAAAGAAAAAAAATAAAGGCAGGGAAAATGCTAAGGGCATTTTAAATGAGCTACTTTTCTGCTCTTTGCATGGAACCTGCCTTCCTTATAGGAAACTAATCGTTTATTAAATATGTTTGAATATAAATTTTAGGATGAAGATGAATAAGATATATCTAATTTCAAAACAGGCTTATAGAAAAGTTCGAGCCATTTATAGAGACTGCGAAATCTTTCTGATTGATACATTTTGTAGCAATCAAAGGGAAAACATAATTGTGTGTATGAGTATGTACAACAATTGTTACGGTGGCAATCCTAAGGCTTTCTCTGATTATGTATTAAAAACATATGGTGACAATTATCAGATAGTCTGGGTATTTTCTCGTAATGTGGATTTTGAAACTGATCCAAGTAAGGGGGATAAAACGAAACGTATAAAAGTGGAGTGAGAGAGAAATCGGGAAAAGCGTTGATTTACAAATGGTTTGAGGATGATGAACGAAATGAGAGGGAAAAACGAAACGTTACATTCGCTTTACATTTGCTTTACGTTTGGGTTCGATTTGAACGGTGTTTGAAGGGTATTGCTTTACATCGGGGCTGAGAATGTTATGTTTTTGGCTGTCCTGACGGCTGTGTGGGGCATTTCGTGGGCTTCAGGACGCGTATGGCTGCCCATGTGGGTGCTTTATCGTCTGGACATGGAAATGGACGCTGGTGGGGCTTAAAACGGCTTGTTTGGGTGGTGATTGAATGAAGGAGGGTGTGGCTGCGGCCATGCCTTTTATTTTGCTTGTTTCTTGCTTTTTATGATTGCAAATTCTTCCAAATAGTTATTATTTGGTATATTTGCAAGCGAAAACGAACATTTTAAGAAACAGAAAGGAACGGTTATGACAAAGGTTATACATGTGCATTTGATACATGGGCGGAAGAACTACTACTTCGGCTCAATATCGGCGATTTATACGGTTTTGACAGAGGATGAGGTGGGTATAAAGAAAAGCTCGCTGCTACACGCCGGACTGGCTGATGGAGGTGTTATACTCAATAAAAAGGCTATGATCCGACAGGGAGAGCTGATAAGAGGACCCAGAGCGGACAAAGAGCAGGAATAAGGATGGCTTAAACGGCTAAAACGCTGATATAACGGTATTTGAACGGCTTGAACACTGATTTGAACAGTGGTCAAGCCGTTTTTGTGTTTTGGAGGCTATTGAGATTGGTGAAAATGGGCGTTTTTCGGGTTTGGGGTGACACTTGGGGTGACGTTTGGTGTGACAAGGAAAAACGAAATGTTCTACTTGGTGTGACATTTGGAGTGACAGTTTTAACATTGAAAACAAGTGATAGACCCCCTATATAACTCCGAATAAATTGTGATTGATGTCATTTTCGGGCGTTTAGGGGGTGGGGATAATCCCACGTTTTGACATGTTATAAACCTTTGTGGAATGTCGGGAACGCCCTGTTTATCGGGGGGTGGCTGCTTTGCTACCCTATTACACCTATGTATGTGCGTGCGCGACACGGTTTGCGGTGTGGAGCGTGTGCGTGATGCGTGTGGTGTGTGTCTCAAAAGATGGGGCACCACTCCAAACGGGGGGCTAATGGCATTGGAGGGGTATACGTATGGTGTTACGGCTTACCACCTATGATAACATGAAATGGGTTTACCCTGCACTTGC